ATGCAAATTCTGCGCCGTGGTATTTTTATGCCTGCTTTTGGCCGCATATTGCAACTGGCCCGCATGGAAGAGATGGACTGCGAGTTTGTGGAGGTGACCGCCCACGAGGGTGCCCGCCCCACCCATGCGGTGTGGCAGGGCCGGGTCTACCATCGCGTGGGCGCTGTGGTGCAGGACGGCGAGCGGTACGAGGATTTTGAAACCGCCACTGGTTACGGCACCGGCCCCGGCCTGTGCGGCTGGAACTGCCGCCACAACTTTTACCCGTTCTATCCCGGCATCTCCGTGCGCAACTACACGGATGAACGCCTGGCCGAACTGGACGCCCGCAATATTCCCTATGGCGGCGGACTGTACACCCGGTACGAGATCACCCAGATGCAGCGGGCGCTGGAACAGCGGGTGCGCGGGCAGCAGTTGCTTGTTGAGGTAGACAATGCAGATAACGGCGAAAACGTGGAATGAATACATCACCCGGCTGTCCCGCCTGAACCAGAAAGCCGGGCAGCTGATGCGGCAGTACATAGACACCCACGGCACCGGGGATGCCGATGCGCTGATTACTTACGCCGCCGCACTGGTGACAAAATACGGCGAGGGCAGCGCCGAGCTGGCCTGCCAGATGTATGACGCCCTGGCCGAAGCGGCCAACGCCGGGGTGCCCGCCGCCGAGCCTGCCGTACCGGCAGACTACGGCGAGGTGGCCCGCATGGTGAACGCCACCAAGAACCAGAACCCCGCCAACCTGCCCAACGGCGTCAGCCGCCTGGTCAAGCGTGCCGGGGCCGACACCACCCTGAAAAACGCCGTCCGGGACGGGGCCGAGTGGGCCTGGGTGCCGCACGGAGACACCTGCCCGTTCTGCATCACACTGGCAAGCAACGGCTGGCAGAAAGCCAGCAGCAAGGTGCTGAAAGGCGGCCACGCCAACCACATCCACGCCAACTGTGACTGTGAGTTTGCCATCCGTTTTGACCACAAAACCACCGTGGCAGGCTATGACCCGGACAAGTATCTGGCCCAGTACAATGCAGCAGGCGGCGATATCAACAAAATGCGGCGGGTGAACTACGCCGCCAACAAGGAACGCATCAACGCACAGAAAAGGGCGGCGTATGCGGTAAGAGAAGGCTCGACAAACGGCAATGATGATGCTAAAATAAAGGCAGTAAAAGATGCCATGACAAAGCAGGTTCTGGCGTTGCCGGAATCGTCGCAGAGTATTCTCAGGGCTTATACAGGTTTCACCGCAACCCGCGTGAATTATGCAATCCGCAACGGTAATATCACGCCACAGGTTCGGGAAACTATTGCTGCGCTGGACAATGCTCTGGCCAACGGCACAATGCCGCAAAGCGTCACGCTGTACCGGAATACGGCACTGTCTTTTCTGGATCTTGGCCTTCCAAAGAATCCTACCGAACAAGAATTACAGACTATCGTTCGTGGACAAGGTACTTTTCCTATCTTTACTTCTACGAGTTTTGAGGATTTGCAGCTTTCTGGCCGCGACACGGTTCTTCAAATGCACATTCCTGAAGGGTACAAGGGCTGCCAGTTTCTTCAGCCTGTGGCATTGCCAAAGTTCAAGCATCAGGATGAAGTCCTGTTTGCACGAGGATTGAAATACCGTGTACTGAATGTCGGCATAAAAGACGACCGTTATTTTTTGGAAATCGAGGTGCTTCCGAATGCCTAAAATTTTGCGCGAGGAAGATATCAGTATGGGGTTCCGTGCGCCGTTTTATAGTGTCACGACCTGCATTCCAGAATGCAATGTCTGTATTTACTGGGATGGCCCCGGAAAATGCAAAAAACTTGATGATTCGCCGGACGTTTTCGGATGGGGTGAACGCCATGACTGCCCTGATGCTGTTTTGAACACTGAAAGTTTCCAGTACCCAAAATATCAGGAGCTTTATCCTGAAGAATGCAAGGTTTCAGCCAAGAAGTAAGGAGACTTCCATGGCCAAAGATGATTATAATTTTCTGGTGTTCAAGATCCTGACCTATCTTTACGCCTGTTTCCGGCGCAGATGTCATTTTGAAACCACTGCCTTCATGAACCGCGAGGATCTGATCGAAGGCTTGACCTTTGTCAATGCGTAGGGCAATGACTATACGCTGGCGAGTGATTATGCCGATATGTCCATCACGCCGCAGGGCATCCGCTACCTGCTGGACAACAGCACGATGCAGCAGCTGAAAAAGTCTGTTCTGGAAAGCGCCCCCAGTGCGATCTTTGACCTTGTCAAACTTGCATTAACATAACCTTGAACCGCGATGCACGCGCACCGTGGTTTTTTCATGCCCATTTTTAGGAGGATGCAATGAAGAAGCTGCTTGTTTTGATGCTGGCCATGCTGACTGCAGTGACCAGCCCGGAACAGTTCAAAATGAATTCTATCTGCCCAAGCCAGTACCGGCTGTGTTTTTACATGGACGTTTTGCCCGGCGTGGAAATTGTGCCGTAATGGCCGCGCCAACAATTTGTTGAAACCACGATGCACACGCACCGTGGTTTTTTATGCCTGTCCTGTATGAGGGGCAGGCGGGCTGTTCGCAGGGCATTCAAACACCGGGCAAACCACTGGTATAATGAGAGTGATTCCACCGAGGATGACGAACGCACGGCATCCGCGTTCCGCATCGGCCATCGGGCTGGTACTGCGGTACTGCCGCCCTGTTCGACTCCTCAGCAGCTCACGGAGCACCAAAACAAAAACACCCGCCGAGGTACGGCGGGTGCTTTTATTTTGGTGGGACACTGCGCACAGCATCCGAACGCTCCTCCAGTCGATGCATCGTCAATTTCCTGCATCTTCACAATTACCTTTCCGTTTTCGGTGTAATTGAAAGCGATATCGAAATGGTCATCGTACAGATAGATAGCATTGACAAAGGTTTTAATTAGTCGTTTTTGACTGTCCCGATCCGAGATATCCATAGCGGCCATTTTTCGCAGAAAGTATAGGATCATATTCCGTGTGAGCTTAAAGCCCCTGGCCAGCCCCGCATCCGCGCGGGCAGCGCTGAGGGCTTGCTTTTGTTCGGTCAGTTCATCCATGCGGGCTTTTGTCATTTCATTGATAATGCCCATTTCGATGGCTTTCATCACATTGGAAAGCGCTCTATCTACATCCGCAATCTGTCTGTCCAGCGCCCTGATGGTATCGCCAGAAGTATCACTGCGTTCGTATTCAGCCCACACTCTATCTGCGATGTATTTCAGTGTAGCATCATCTTGTAATAAATTTCTGATAGACTTTAACACCAATGGCTCAAGAACATCCTGACGCACAGACTTTTTCGTACATGATTTTTTTCTTTTACGGTTTAGGCAGGTGTAATAGTTATGCTTTACTCCAGTATGCCCGTGACCACTTACCCCAGCCATTGGCGCTCCACAATGGCCACAGAATAATTTATCGGTCAGCAAGTATTCTGCTCTTGACCACACTCTTGATGGAGCACGGCGGTTGACCTTGAGCATCTCCTGTACCTTATCAAACGTAGCACGGTCAATCAATGCCGGCATACCGCCCTCATTACGGATATCGCGGAATATATACACGCCGGTATATTTTTCGTTTTTCAGCAGCCGATGAAGGCTATTAACGGTAAACATACCGCCCCGTGTTGCTCTAAGGCCCTGAGCATTGAGCCAGGCCGCGATTTCGGCCATTGTTTGGCCCCCCGCATACCGCCGGAAAACCTCAGTTATAAAGGGGGCCGTATCTGGGTCGATCTCATATCGTTTGGTATCGGGATTGACTTTGTAACCTATCATTCGTGTACCGCCGTTTGACTGCGACTTTTTAGCGCTCTCACGCTGGCCCCGGCGCACGTTCTGCGCTAGTTGGAGCGAGTAATATTCTGCCATGCCCTCAAGCACGGAATCCAGAATAACGCCCTCCGGGCCGTCCGGCACATCCTCTGCAACGCGCTCTACCCTAACCCCGTTCTTTTTGCAGCGGTAACGGTTAAAGGCGATTTCTTCACGGTTGCGCCCGAATCGGTCAATCTTCCACAGCAGGATTACCCCGAATTGATGCGTTGCGGTATCGGACAGCATCTTTTGAAATTGCTCTCGATCATCATTACGCCCGGTCATCGCCCGATCCGCATAGATGTGGATTATCGTGTAGCCTTTGCCCTCTGCATATTTTTGCGCCGCTGCAATCTGCCCGTCGATGGATTGCTCGGTCTGTCCATGGGACGAATACCGCGCATAAATTACGGCTGTTTTATCTACTGAGCTCAAAATACCACACCCCCATTTAACGAAAATAGGCTTACATTTGCAATTAAGGCTTTAATTTTGTGCTTAAAAAGCCAAGTCAGAATCGGAAAATGATTGCTATTTTAGGAAACCCAAAACCGCAATAAACAAAATGCCGAATATTACTGTTGCCGCTATAGACCCAATTTCTCCGTTATTGAACTTTTTATACTCTTCATCGAGGTCTTTTTGTGTCGTGAAGTCAAAAGTGTATCCGCAATCTTCGCAGTAAGCCATGTTTTTACGCTGAATTTTCTTTTCCCCCGATGCGAATCTGACATTAGCAACTCTTGTAGATCTGCCCGTACCAGTTGTTCCACTGCTCACATACTTAAATTTTATGCGCTGGCCGCCGCACATTGGGCATACTCGTTCTGATGGTCTGACTTTCGCAATTTTACGCTTTGCAAGGGCGCATCCTATGGCAAGGAAAAGAGAAAGCATAAATGCTACTGCTACCACCGCAATGCCGAGCATCATATACAGCGCTACCACAATAATTATTGAGATAATTGTAACCATGTTTTATACCTCCGCTTCGTTATTGGAGCATTAAACTTCCGTGTTATATTCTGGCAGGCCACGGCAGATGCCAACAGCCACGCCCTCAATACGCAAGTCGTTAATTTCTTCTTTTGTGTAGGTCATTGGTGTGAAGCGAGGGTTTTCCGGATGCAAGATTACTGTATCTCCATGACGATAGAACCGTTTTAGCGTTGCTTCGTCATCAATCAATACTGCCGTAATTTGTCCATTTGCCGCTGTCAACTGTGAGCGGATGCACACCAGATCACCATCACAAATAGTCGGAGACATTGAATCCCCTTTACACATGAGGGCAAAGTCTGCCCGCCACATAGATGGTACGCTGATGTACATTTCAACATTTTCTTCCGCGAGAATGGGAGTGCCACAGGCAATCGTGCCAATCAGCGGCACAGTGCTCATTGCAGGCATTGGTACGAAGCCTTTCGGGACAGCCGTATTTTTCGCTGCCTCTTGCGCAGCATCTTGTTCCATTGCCTGCCAATCATCCCACATGAGGCGGCTGTTGCCTTGGTGCTTTTCATTTAGCTCATTTCTTATGCTGTCTGGAATAGCGTCAAGTCGATTATCCGGGTCATTATCCCAATCATAATCATCTGTTGTCCACCCTATTAAATACTCAGGTGTGGTTTTTAATGCTCGTGCAAGTGCAACTATTTTACTGTGGTACGGGTCGATTTTGCCTGCTTCGATTTTCGCAATAGTTGAGCGCGTTCCATATCCGACCGCCTCAGCAAGTGCAGCCTGCGAAATTCCAAGCCGTTTTCGACATAGCTTAATTCTATCACCTATGGAATCCATATAAACCTCCATACATCGTAATGTCTAAATTTTTCTTTATACAGTATTCTACTATAAGTGTGATTAAAAATCAAGTTTTTTTTATTTTTTTCAAAAAAGTTGTTGACATATAATCACCTTAGTGTTATGATGCGTGTAGTGATAAATAATCACTTTCCAACAGAACAGAGAGGAGGGTTGATTGAATGTTCAATAGTTTAATGCTTGAAATTGCGATTACTCGTTCGCAAATTTCAAAACGTGATCTCGCAAAAAAACTCGGTATATCGGAACAAGGGCTGTATAACAAGTTGAATGGCATTAGTGAATTTAAGGCTAGCGAAATCCGCGCACTGTCTGATGAATTGTCCTTGTCCTCACAAGAACGAGAGGAAATTTTTTTCGCAAAAGGGTGATTATTTATCACTCTTTTGAACAAGAGGTGACAGTAATGGAAAGCATCAAATTCAACTTCGACCAAATCCCTGAAAAAGAAGCCCGCGTTTTGGGTCAAACACTTCTTGAAGCCTGCAAGAAATTCTACTCTGATCCTAAAAACCTTGCCGCGTATGAAGCTTGGGAAGCAAAGCAGGGGGCTGAACATGAATAAAGCGTTGAACGTTGTAGGCCGTATCCTGATTTTCTGTGTTGGCGAGGTTTCTATGTACTTTGCCATGATGGATCCGGTCGTTCACATCATGCTGGGCGATGACATCAACGCATCACGGCTCTTGATCAGCTGGGCCGCCTTGATCCTCACCGCCATCATTGATGACAAAGCTCTCCCCGTTTTCAATTACGACAAGGGCAACGATGCCCACGTCAAATAAATTTTTTGGAGGTAACACCATGATTGAACTGAAAGTAACCGTTGATGCTCCCGATTTGAGCACCGCTATCAACCATCTGGCCGATGCCATCGAAAGCAAGGGCACTGATGCCCTCGCCGCTCCGGCAAAAAACTCCCGCAGCAAGAAAGTCGCTGCCAAGACTGCCCCGGACGCACCTGCGGTTTCTGTTCCTGCCCATTCTGAACCTGTCGGATCCCCGGTGCCCGTTGAACAGCCCGCCGCGGCCCCTCAGCCTGTACAGGCACCCGCGGCTGCCCCGGTGCAGCAGGCCATCCCCGCCACTCCTGTGGCCGCGCCTATGATGCAGCAGCCTGTTGCAACTGCCGCTCCCGTGATGACCCCGCCTGCCGCTCCCGTGACCCAGCAGTTTATCCCCCAGCCCGCTGCTGCGCCCGCTGCGCCGACACAGTCTCAGCAGGGTATCACTTGTGAGCAGATCATCAACGCCGCCATGCCGCTGATGAACAGCAACCCTGCCTTTGCAATGCAGCTGCAGGGCATCCTTGCAAAGTATGGCGTTCAGGCTGTCACCCAAATTCCCGAAAATATGCTGCCCAATGTGGCCGCGGATCTCCGCGCCCTTGGCGCAAAGATTTAAGGGAGGGCCATTATGGCAAGCCCTGAAATTCACGCCAAGTGTGGCGCGTCCAATGCGTACCGCTATCTGGCCTGTACCGCGTCGCCCACGTTTGAGGCGCAATTTCCGGCCAGTACGAGCATCTATGCCGAGGAGGGAACGCTGGCGCACAGCATTTGCGAACTGTTCGTCAAGACCCACAGCGATGCAGACGCGATGGCCGAGGAACTGCGCTCCCTGCAGCAGCACAAGCTCTATCAGCCCGAAATGCTGACCTGCGCCAAAATCTACTGTGACTGGATTATGGAAAAGGCGCTGGGCTACACCAATCCTCCGGCGATTATGACGGAGCAGCAGGTAGACTTTTCCGATGTTGTGCCGGAGGGTTTCGGTACTTGTGATTGCGTGATGATTGGCGATGACGCGCTGAACATCTTTGACTACAAACACGGCAAGGGTGTCCGTGTGGATGCCGTGGGCAATCCACAGATGCGGCTTTATGCCCTCGGTGCCCTTGCAAAGTACAGGCCCTTGTACGGTGACACCATCAAAAAGGTGCGCATGACCATCATCCAGCCTCGAATCAGCGCAGATCCGTCCGAGGATGAGATGTCTGTAGACGATCTGCTGGCATGGGGCGACCGCATCCATCCCATTGCCGTGGAGGCGTTCAACGGCCCCGGCACATTTGTGCCCGGTGAACACTGCAAATTCTGCCGGGGCAAGGCCAAATGCCGTGCCCGTGCCAACGTCAACACCGCTCTGGAAGATTTCGCATCCTGCGTGCCCATGGGCCGTGTTCCTGCCGATGAGCCGAAAGATAATGCCTCTCGCATGGCGATGGGCCTGCAAAAGGCGTTGACGGATTCGGAAATCGGCCAACTGCTGACGCGCGGCCAGTTTTTGGTGAGTTGGTATGATGACCTGAAAGCCTATGCGCAGCAGACCATCCTCGACGGCGGCGAAATTCCCGGCTGGAAAGTCGTTGCTGGTCGTAGCGTCCGCGCGTTCCACGATACCGATGCCGCGTTCCAGACGCTTATCAAGGCTGGGTATGATGAGGCTATGCTCTATGACCGCAAGCCTGTCTCCTTGTCCGAATTGGAAAAGCGGCTCGGCAAGAAAAAGTTTGCCGAACTGCTGGCTGATCAAATTGACCGCCCAATGGGCAAGCCGACACTGGTTGACGAATCTGATAAGCGTGAGCCGTACAACAGCGCCGCCGCTGATTTTGGAGGAGTGAACGCCAATGTTTGACGATGATGACCATATCACCATCAGCTACTGCCATGAAGGTGAGAGCTGGTTCGAGATGGATCTTTACCTACCTATGCTAGTTACTTGCCCCAAAAACAAGATGCCTAAAATTCTCAATCAGTTCATCAAAGATGAAAAGTGCGAGGAAAAGGCCAAAAAGCTGCTGAACTTTTGGGAGCAACAGCGCGACAAGTACGAGTGTGACCGCAAGAGTGCAGCTCAGGAGTATGTAAACATCTCAACCGAGGTTTCAGAACTGCAAACCGTTGTCAACACCACAAAGCACCCTGTCGGCACACGCCTGACGAAAGTCGAATTGCAGGATGCAAAAAAGCGACTTGCAGACAAGAAAGCACTCAAAAAACGCACCTACGATACCTTGAAATACAGCTATAACCGTAAGACCCGGCTGGACTTCTTTATCGAGATGCTGAAATGTCACCCTAAATTGCAATGGATATTTTCTGAGGAGGTACAGAAATGAAAGTTGATAAAAACAGCCCTTTGGGCGAAATGCTCTTGAAAATGGCCGCCGAACATGACCCGAAACTGCGCAGGGCCATCCGCAACGATGAAGTTGGCGACCTGAACATCATCGCCCTCGGCGCACCCGATGATGGAATCAAAGATTTGCTGGAATCCTTGTTTATGGGCGAGGACAAATGCAAGAACTGCGGGGAAGTCAAGGCAGCTACACCCACTGATGCGGATGATGCATCCAATCTTGATGCCCTTCTGGACGAACTGCGCAATCTGGCTTGCGATGACGATACCCCGGAGGCCGTTGCCATGCCCTCCCGCATCGTGCTGTTGTCCAATGACATCATGCAAATTCTTAATCACCTGCCGCAACTGATTGCACCCAAAAAGGACGTGCCCTATACCGTGCGCCGCGCTGAGATGCTGGGTGCCATCAAAGACGCGATGCTCGATGCCCGTGCGGATATCGTAGCCGTTCTGGCTCGCTATCCCGAATTTGCCGAAATCACGGATAAGTATTTCTGTGATGACGACGAAGATACCACCGAAACCGAATAAAGAAAGGAAATGTGTCATGTATAACAACGATGCACAGAGATGTTTGACCGGCGAGGTTCGCCTGTCCTATGCCAACCTCGACAAGCCCCGTCAGCCGCAGGGCGGCGTGGGCGATGCCAAGTACAGCGCCACCCTGCTGATTCCCAAGACCGACACCGCCACTATCGCAGATTTCCGTGCCGCTATTCAGGCGGCAGCGCAGATCGGCGCGGGGACGCTGTGGGGCGGTATCATCCCGCCGAATCTGGATTCCATCATCCACGACGGCGACGGTGTACGCCCCAGCGGTATCCCGTTTGGCGATGAGTGTCACGGATGCTGGGTCATCACCGCCAGCTCCAAAAACAAGCCGCAGGTCGTCGGACAGGACAACATCAATGTCGAACTGGCCCCGCAGGATATCTACAGCGGTATGTACGCCCGTGTGACCGTCCGCTTCTATCCCTTTAACACCGCTGGCAAGCGCGGTGTCGGCTGTGGGCTGGGCAACGTGATGAAAACCCGTGACGGTGAGCCGCTGTCTGGTGGCGCATCTGCTGCCGCTGACTTTGCCGGTATTGGCAACGCCGTGGTCCCGGCTCCTGGTGGTATGCCAGGCACTCCGATGCAGCAGAGCTGGCCGCAGGCAAACCCTGTGCCGACTGCCGCTCCGGCTGCGCCCGTGTACCAACCGCCCTACTCCGCGCCTGCCGCGAATCCGGCACCGTGGGATGGCGCTACACAGACATATGCCGCTGGCGGCGCTGTGAATCCGCTGACCGGGAAATCGATGTAATTGAATATTCATCTACCTCTTTTTATACCGGGAGGGGCCACGGCCCCTCCTCTCATGTACTCGGGTAGCTCAATGGCAGAGCAAGCGCGCGATGTCGGTTCAAGTCCGGCTCCGGGGCAGAAATCAAGAGGAAATCCAAGCCCGTACATAAAGGAAAGGAATCTACAAATGAGCTTTGCAACTTTGCGTAAAACCATGTGCACCGATGTTGACATCGGCACTGCCCTGAAAGAAATCACCTCTAATCCGCACATTGGCGATGTGCTGGCCTTTGACCTGCTGGATGGCCGTCGCATTGAGTGCGCCGTCACTGACATCGACGATAAGGCCATCCGCTTTGATTCCGTGGATTGCCTCGGTGACGACATGACCTATGGTAAGGTCGAAAAATGGCTTGACCGCATCGATCATCTGATGCCCGATGAACTGCGCAAGGCTATCGTCGATACCGAACGCAAGCATACTATCAACGGCAAGAAAATTAGTCGTCTTGAACGCCTGTTCCTGCCTGCCGCGTCTGAACTGTTCAGCGGTGACAGTGTTCTCGGTGATGAGGATCTGTATAAGCAGATGGATTGGTACAAAGACCGTCGGCATCGCATGAAAATGGATGAACACAACGGCGATTCTACTGCCTATTGGACATCTTCTCAGCGCTCCGGCAGCTCCTCCACCTTCTGCTATGTGCACCGCAATGGCCTTGCGGCCGGCAACAACGCCTCCGACACGTGGCTGTCCGCGCCCGTCTGCTTCCGTATCCGTAAATCGTAACTATCCCCGCGCCCCTTGTGGGCGCGGTCTATGCGGATTCCCTTATAAATAAAGAAAGGAAATGCCCAGATGATTTACAAAGTCACCCTCTTAAAAGATACCCCCGACCTCAAGGCGGGCGCGATGTGGGTGTATTTCACCGAAAACGGAAAGCCGGATTTTGCAAACCAGATTGACCCCAAAACCTTTGAGGTGCTGTATGACGAGGAATTGATGCCGAACGGAATCCTCAATGACCCAGAATGGGCAAAAGTTGAGCCGTTTTATGAAAAGCTCGATGATTTGAGATGCCCTCTTTGTGGCGAAACTCGCGGTCATCTCATGGTATGGCCCTTTTCCTATACGGATTCTGACGGAGATAGATGCCTTGCCGCCAGTGCGAAGATGGAATACGCCTGCGGGCACATCCGAATGTTGCAGAAAGGGAGGTAAAGGTAGCCATGAATGAACAGCTACACCATCTGAGTATTGACCTTGAGACTTACAGCGAGGTCAGTATCGGCAAGGCAGGGTCATATCGGTACATTCTCGATCCGTCTTTTGAAATTCTGCTTTTCGCATACAGCCTCGACGGAATGCCCGTTGAGGTCATCGACGTGGCAAGCGGTCAGATCATCCCCCTTTGGTTGAAAAACGCCCTCAAGAACCCCCTGTACATCAAACATGCCTACAACGCGGCTTTCGAGTGGTTCGCCCTCAGTAAGTATCTAGGTTGGCTGCCACCCGATCAGTGGCGCGATACGATGCTCCACGCGCTCTACTGCGGCTACCCTGCATCTCTGGATGCGGCAGGCAAGGCGATGGGCCTGCCCGAAGATAAGAAAAAGCTGACAACGGGCAAGGCCCTTATCCGCTATTTCTGCGTCCCCTGCAAGCCCTCCAACGCCAACGGCAACCGCACCCGCAATCTGCCCAAGCATGATCCTGACAAATGGAAACTGTTCAAAGAGTACAACGGGCAAGATGTCGTCACCGAAATGGAGATTGACCACCGCCTGTCGGCGTTCCCCGTGCCCGCATTTGTGCAAAAGCAATGGGAAACTGATTTACAGATGAACGCGCGAGGCGTGGCCGCTGACATGGAATTGGTGCGCGGCGCTCTCGTTATCGGCGCTATTGTTAAAAGTCGGTTGATGACTGAGGCCCGCCAGCTCTCCGGGCTGGATAACCCCAACTCCATCCGGCAGCTTGCTCAATGGCTGACGGATGCCACGGACAGCGATGCGGAAATTACCAGCGTTACTAAGGAAACCATCGCCACAATGCTGAAACAGCCGCAACCCGCCAACGTGCAGCGGATGCTCGAAATCCGGCAGGAACTCGGCAAGACCAGCACCAAAAAATATGATGCGCTGGAAACCTGCATAGCGGATGATGGTCGTGTCCGTGGCCTGCTCCAATTCTACGGTGCCAACCGCACCGGGCGCTGGGCGGGCCGTCTGGTGCAGGTACAGAATCTCCCCCGCACATATACCCATCCCCTGCCCCCTGCGCGTCAGCTCGTGAAAGACCGCAATATAGACGGTCTGCGGATGATGTACGGCAGTATCAACGATACTCTGTCGCAGCTTATCCGCACAGCCTTTGTGGCGACCCCCGGCAATGTGCTGATCGATGCCGACTTTTCGGCCATTGAGGCTCGCGTCATCTCGTGGCTGGCCGGGCAGGAATGGCGGCTTGAAGTTTTTCGCACCCACGGCAAAATCTATGAGGCATCGGCGTCCCAGATGTTCCATGTGCCCATTGAAAAAATCAAAAAGGGCAACCCGGAATATGCGCTGCGCCAGCGCGGCAAAGTTGCAGAACTGGCCCTCGGCTATCAGGGCGGTGTCAGTGCCATGCGCCGCATGGACGTGGGCCGCAACCTTGATGATCTCTCCGATGATGAAGTCAAGGGCATTGTAGACAGATGGCGCGAGACAAACTCGATGATTCGTGATCTATGGAATATCGTTGATTCTGCTGCCATCACTGTCATCACCAACGGCGGCGCACAGACCATCCGCTCCGAAACTACCGATGCCATCATCACACTGGCCTGTGAGCTGGATGTCATTACCGGCACTCGGTATATGACGATTCTGCTGCCGTCTGGGCGCAAGCTGTACTATCCCTCCCCGGAAATCGGCGTAAACCGCTGGGGCAATCCCTCAGTCAGCTATACGGGTCAGAACCAGACAACTAAGCGCTGGGAAAAGGTCGAAACCTACGGCGGTAAGCTCGTGGAGAACATTGTGCAGGCCATCGCCCGTGACTGTCTGGCAATCGCCATTGAAAACCTAGAAGCGCAGGGTCTACACGTCGTATTCCACATCCATGACGAAGTCGTCATCGACACGCCTGCATGGGCCGACGAGGACACGATGCTGGAAACCGTCACCAAAATAATGACAAAGCCTATCCCGTGGGCGCAGATGCTCCCCCTCAACGCGGATGGCTGGGTCGATAAATTTTTCAAAAAGGACTGATTATCACATGAACGCTCTTATTCATCTCGACCAGAACGGCAAAAAGGTCATGGAACGGCGCGTCCATGATGCCGTAATGAAAGAACGTGCCGACATCAGCACCCGCGCACAATATGTTTGGGCGTTGTCTATGCTCCAATGCGGCCTGTCGCCGTGCACCGTGCAGCGCGTTTCAGATCACTTTGAGGCAGTGCTGGACAAGTACATGGAATACCAGACTGAGGACTTAGGCGACCTATTCATGCGCTCTATGCTCCACGATTCGGGCGTTGAGGTCAAAGCGACCAGCCGAGAAAGGAAACGTAAAAGAAAATGAGCAAGGTACAAATCACCGCCTTTACTGGCGAATACTACTTTTTGAGCAACTACTGCACCTGCCCTATCACCATTGACGGGCTGACCTATCGGAGTGCCGAGGCTGCTTTTCAGGCGGCAAAATGCAGTGATCCCATCGATCGCGCGGCGTTCTGCACCGTCCCGCCCAACGTAGCAAAGGCCATCGGGCGCAAAATCAAGCTGCGCGATGGATGGGAGAAAGAACGCGACGGTATTATGGCCGACATCATCCACGCGAAATTTTTCCAGAATCCCGGTTTCGCACAGGCCCTTATCGACACCGACGATGCCGAGCTGATCGAGGGCAACACATGGAACGATAACTACTGGGGCATGTGCGGATGCACCCGTTGCCGCAGTGAGGGCACCAAGGGCCTGAACAAGCTGGGCAAGATTCTGATGGCCGAGCGGGCGCGGCTGCAGGCGGCTACACCCGCCGTAACCGAGGAGGGCTGACGATGGTACACCTCGGAGACATTACCAAAATGAGTGGGTACACCATCCCGCCTGTGGATGTCATTACTTTTGGTTCACCGTGCCAAGACCTCTCCATCGCCGGGAAAAGGGCCGGTATGGCCGGAGAACGCTCTGGGCTGTTCTCTGAGGCTGTCCGCATCATCCGTGAAATGAGATATGCCACATTCGGCGCGTACCCCAAATATGCCATTTGGGAGAACGTGCCGGGGGCCTTTAGTTCAAATAAAGGAGAAGATTTCCATGCCGTCCTGCAAAGCCTCTGCCGGGTCATCGACCCCGCCGCTGTTATTCCTCGACCTACGGACGCACGGGGGGGGACCATTAAATGGCCCCGCGCCGGTGCAATTCTGGCGGACAACTACTCGCTGGCGTGGCGAACAATGGACGCCCAGCACTGGGGCGTTCCCCAACGTCGCCTGCGCATCTCGCTTGTCCTCGATCTTACAGGTGGGCGTGCCGGAGAAATACTATTTGAGCCGGAAAGCCTGCGAGGGCATTTTGCGCCGGGCATCACGCCGGGGCAAGCAGCTCCCCGAACTGCTGAAAACGGCTCTGGAACAGCAGATCGCACAGATGCCATCCCCATAAACCTCCAAATTGCGACCCGTCACAAATCCCTTGGAGAGAGAACGGGTCTTGGTATCGGGCAGGCGGGTGATGCCGCCTATACTTTGCAGGAGGGTCACGAGCATGGGATCTGCTGTCTTGAGGATGCCAAAGCCTACACTCTGAAAATTCGCTCCGGGTGTGAGGGCGGCGGCAATGGAGTTGTTTATGCAGATGGCTACCTTAACTACATCGATTCTGTATGCTACGCCGCCACTACAGAACCAAACATGGTCATTTGTGATGATTGCTCCCCAGCGATCCGCAGTCGGGATTACAAGGACCCGAATATTGTCTGCTATGACGCACGTGGCAACGGCGATGGTATGCTGTCCCCTACCATAACAGGCGACCACAACAGCCGAATTACGGATTATACTTCTGTCGTAATTGAAAAAATCATCCGCTGGATTGTGCGCCGCCTGACTCCTACCGAGTGTGAGCGCTTGCAAGGCTATCCCGATGGCTGGACAGACCTCGGAGAGTGGATAGACAGCAAGGGCAAGCCCCATAAGGACGCTGACGCGCCTCGATATAAGGCGCTGGGCAACTCCATCGCCCTGCCGCAGTGGTACTACGTTCTCGGTGGTATCGCTGACCGCCTGCCGGATAATGCCACGCTCGGCAGCCTATTCGATGGCATCGGCGGTTTCCCATATGTGTGGGCACAGCTACACGCTGGGTGCAAAGAGTTATGCGTTTGGGCCTCGGAGATTGAGGAGTTTCCCATCGCGGTCACAAAGAAATGGTTCCCGGAGGTAGAGGATGGAAAATTATTCTGATTTCGTTGTTCACAAATCAGAGCGGACCGTACATACCGACAGCATCGCCCTGACCGTGGACGACCTCAACAATAAGCTGTACGATTTCCAAAAGGACATCGTGCGGTGGGCGCTGGCAAAGGGCCGCGCCGCTATTTTTGCCGATTGCGGCCTCGGAAAGACCGCGATGCAGCTTGAATGGGCGCATCGTGTGTGTGTGCATACGGGTGGGAACGCCCTCATCGTAGCACCGCTGACTGTTTCCCCGCAGACTGTGGGCGAGGGTCTGAAGTTTGGTGTTCCTGTCACTCTCTGTGAAACCGCCGACGATATTCAGCCCGGTGTGAACATCACCAATTATGAAAAGCTGGGCAAATTCACTGGGGCGCATTTCTCAGCAGTGGTGCTGGATGAATCCAGCATCTTGAAGTCCTTTACCGGCAAGGTGCGGAATCAAATCATCGACTTTTTCTCGGATACGCCGTTCCGGCTGGCCTGCACCGCCACCCCCGCGCCCAATGACTTCATGGAGTTGGGAAATCATGCGGAGTTTTTGGGTATCATGTCGTATTCCGAAATGCTGTCCATGTTCTTTGTCCACGATGGCGGGCAGACCTCGAAATGGCGGCTCAAGGGCCACGCTGAGGATGTTTTCTGGCAATGGCTGGGTAGTTGGGCTGTGGTTATGAACAGCCCCGCAGACCTCGGCTATGACCTGCCGGGGTACGACCTCCCGCCGCTGAGAGTGCATGAGGTCATCGTGGACGGAGATGCACCGATTACCGAGAGCATGACACTGACGCAGCGACGTGAAGCTCGGAGGGCTACACTTGCGGAGAGATGTCAAGCTGCGGTGGATCTGGCGAACAGTGACCCCGGCGAACAGTGGCTCGTGTGGTGTGATCTCAATTCGGAGAGTGAAGCACTGGCTCACGGCATCCCCGATGCGGTAGAGGTCAAGGGCAGCGATAAGGCATCGCTGAAAAGCTCTCGCCTGCTTAGTTTTTCAATGGGTTTTAGCCGGGCGCTTGTCACAAAGCCATCTATCGCCGGATTCGGCATGAACTGGCAGAATTGCCACAAAATGATTTTTGTCGGTTTGTCTGACAGTTATGAGCAATATTATCAGGCTGTGCGCCGCTGTTGGCGTTTTGGGCAGTCTGAGCCGGTGGATGTGTACATCGTTATCAGTGCCCGCGAGGGCGCGGTCAAAGCCAATATTGAGCGTAAGCAGGCCGATTGCGATAAGATGCGGGTTGCGATGGGCGAACAGACCCGTGAAATCGTCAAAAAGCAGTTGCAAAGCACCTGCCGCCTGACAACGCCCTATGAACCGCAAACGGCTATGACACTGCCTGCATGGGAGGAATTTAGACATGAATGTGCTTAATCAGTTGATCGACAGCGCACAGCGCTGGGCAATGTATCAAGGGGATTGCGTGGAAACTCTGCGCGGCATCCCCGATAACAGTATTCACTACTCCATCTTTTCCCCTCCGTTCGCCAGCCTGTATACCTACTCCAACAGTGACCGGGACATGGGCAACAGCAGCGATGGCGCGGAGTTTGCACAACACTTCGGCTACCTCGTGGCGGAGCTGTACCGGGTCATCATGCCAGGGCGGCTGGTGTCCATCCACTGCATGAATCTGCCCGCCATGAAATCCCGTGATGGCTTTATCGGTATCAAGGATTTTCGCGGCGACATTATCCGCGAGATGACCGAGTACGGGTTTATCTTTCATTCGGAGGTGTGCATCTGGAAAAACCCGGTCACGGAGATGCAGCGCACGAAAGCCCTTGGCTTGCTACACAAGCAGATCCGCAAGGATTCTGCGATGTCGAGGCAGGGGCTGCCTGATTACGTGGTGACGTTCCGCAAGCCCGGTGAAAACCCTGAACCTATCCCCCACGACCATGAATCTTTTCCCGTGGATGTTTGGCAGAAATACGCCTCGCCGGTCTGGATGGATGTGCGGCAGTCTAACACCTTGCAGCGCAAAAGTGCCCGCGATGAAAAGGACGAAAAGCATATCTGCCCGTTGCAGTTGGATGTAATCGAGCGGTGCATCGACCTGTGGACAAATCCCGGCGACATCGTGCTTGACCCGTTCGCTGGTATCGGTTCTGTGCCCTATCAGGCCGTACTCATGGGTCGTCGTGGGCTGGGCGTCGAACTGAAAGACAGCTACTACGCACAGGCCGTGAAAAACCTTGAGGGCGCAGCCACCGAGGCCGACAGCCACGAAATCAACACCAATGTGCGCCTGCGATGCCCCGTGTGCGGCATCAAGGTGGACGGCAAAATCTGCCCGCTGTGCGGTAAAGATTTAATGGCAAAGGATGAGTAAAAGCATGGAAAGAAGAACGACAAATTCTGTTGATGCCCGCCGCGCGGCGGCTTATCTGTCCAAATACTGTACTGAGTGTGTCGGATGCATTGAGTGTATTTTCGACATCGGCAACGAGGGGCAGGACTGCCGCATCAATAGCGGGCGGGCCCCTGTCAGGTGGGAACTTCCATCTATCTGGTCTGCGCAGGACATCACACTTGCAAAGGCTATGATGCCATTTGCAAAAACCATCGTCTGGCCCATCGAGGAAAAGCCCAATCCGAATCACCGTTATTTTAAGGGCGAGGGCCAGCGCACCATCCCGCTGCCGACAGGCGCATTTAATAATTTGCGCCCTGGCGAGATTATCAGTCTGGCCGACATTGTAGGAGGTGAAGCCGATGCCCGATGACGTTTTGGACATGATTGGCACGGCGGCACTGCTGGAACAACTTGCCGAGGAATCAGCTGAACTTGCGCAGGCCGCGCTTAAAATGGCTCGCAAGCTGCGCAACGAGAATCCCACACCGAAATCCCGCGCGGATTGTGTTGCTAATCTGCAGGAGGAAATCGCGGACGTGGAATTGTGCATCAGCATTTTGCCTGCTGCACTGAATGACCCCGCCGAGGTCGGTAGGACGATGTCCGCCAAGCATCGGCGATGGAACGAACGGCTACACGACGAAAAGCTCTGGGAGGTGAGCAGCCATGAGGATTGACATTCGAGACAGTAAGTACTCCATCATCTACAACGAAAAGATCGTCAATAGGCGGCATACGTGGAGGAGCAAAAACTGAAATGAGCCATCCAACCACATACGCCGTTGACTTTGACGGCACCCTTTGCGAAAACACCTACCCTGAAATCGGCGCACCCAATTTGCCCCTGATCGACAAACTCATATCTCGCCGCCGCCTCGGTGCAAAGGTTATTCTGTGGACGTGCCGGGAGGGTGAGCTGCTGACCCGCGCGGTGGAGTTTTGCCGCTGTTTCGGTCTGGAATTTGACGCGGTGAACGACAACACCGAAGAATTGAAAAGGGCCTACGGCACCGACCCGCGCAAAATCGGTGCTGACTACTACATTGATGATAGGGCTATGCCACCTGATCTATTTGTATCATAGGAGGAGATTTGCCATGAATTTGAATTACTGCCCCGTTCCGGGCGCAAGCCAGCCCCGCGGCATGCGTTTCGATACCGAAAACAGCCGGTGCATCCCCACCGAATGGATGACGCCGGACGAATCACGCCAGCTGCACCGCCTGGCCATTGAGCGCCGCCCCGAAGCCTGTTTTGGCTGCGGGCTGAATCACGACTGCTCCGTGCATGGATGTGCCGTCATCCGCAAAGCATTGCAGCTGTTGGGAGGTGAGGCGGATGTCAGTGTTTGAATTTAATTGCTTGTATGCTGCAAAGGCGCTATTTCTAGTTTTTGTTGTCGCACCGTTTCTTTTTATGTTGGGCATTTCGCTGGTATATGCTGTATCGCAATTTCTGGGCAGCATCTGGAATGCGATCATTCTGCACCATTTTCCGATTTTACGCTGCAGAAAGTGCCGCTACTGGGCCACTGTCCAGTGCCCACTGTACGGCCGCAACACACCAAGCGATTTCTGCAGCCGCGGAGAAAGGTGGGATGACTGATGGATATTCTGCTCTCAATCATTGGCAGCGCCGTTTTGGCCGTGCTGCTGTCTGTTGCTTACACCGCCGGGGTCTGTGCAGGGAAAGCCGCCACCCACATGGAAGAAGACGACGAACCTAAGATTTATATGGATCACACCCATGGTGAGGATGAACAGTAGAAAGTAGGAGGATTTGATAATGTTTATTTTAATGCTCTTCATAAAGGTCATTCTAGGGCTATTTATCATCGCTTTGATCTTGGCTTTTATCACCGCCATTTTTCTGCTAATGACTGTCGGGAAAGCAGATAAAGCGGCTACGCAGTCGCCGGCGGGGATCCATCAGGATGATGACGAGCCGGAGATGGTGAATCATCCTGACCACTATAACCGCCCCGGCCAGAAAGAGTGCATTGTCGAAATGGAGGAGAAATTCGGCACTGCCGCCGTGCAGTATTTTTGCCTGTTGAGCCGTTACAAATACTTATACCGCTGTGGTCTGAAAGACGGCACAACGCAGGAATTGTCAAAAGCCAACTGGTATCGAGATAGGTTTCTCTCGCTGGGCGGCGATGATAAACTGCTGAACATCGTACCTGATAATGCTAAAGCGGCGGCAATGCCCGCATCGAAAAAGGAGGCTATGAGCCATGAACGTTGAACTGATTGCCTGTTCCCGCCCTCTCCCCGGACGGTGCGGCATCAACAAACCGTTGAGTGTCGCCGCCTGTATGTTCTCCAATCCCATGCGCATTATTGAGCAGGCCGCGAGTGTGTGCTACGACAGTGAGCCGGATTTTGCCGCCTTTAAGATTGCCGAAACCTGTGCCAAAACTGGGCATCTGAGCGTGTACGAGCATAGTTATTTCACGTTCCACGTCACCGGCATCAGCCGTGCTTGCCTCGCTCAGTTGACCCGGCATCGTCATTTCAGCTTTTCCGTGCGCAGCCAGCGCTATTGCGATGAAAGTTTCTCTGATCCCGTGTTTCCCGCGGCCACCAATAGCGATCAGGATGGCATAATCGCCGATGCCTACGACTACGCATGGGATGCCTACGACCGCTTGATTAAGGATGGCGTGGCAAAAGAGGATGCGCGGATGGTTCTGCCCAATGGCGCACCCACTGAACTGTATGTGTCTATGAACGCGCGGGCGTTGATTGAGGCTAGTCATTTGCGGCTGTGCCGTAGGGCACAGTTTGAAATCCGCTCACTGTTTATGGCGATGCAGTGCTGCGTTGCCCCCATCGCCCCCGATATTGCAAACATGATGGTTCCGCAATGTGAAACCAACCCGCAATACCAGTTTTGCACCGAGGGCAAATCCTGCGGCAAACACCCTCGCCTGCAGGACGTGCTGGCAACAGCTACATAGAAACAAAGTGAGGATACGGGCGATGAAGCGTAAAAGCATCTATCGCGGATACATCGGCAAGGGATATTCCGATCAGTCCGAGTTCAGCCACCGATATGCCGCATGGGCGCAGAATCACCGAGGATGGGCAAAGATGAAAGCCTATAACCGCCGCATGGCAAAGCGCCGAGAAAAGCGCGACAGTAAGGAAAATATCAATGATGAAATGAGGTTTACCGAAAATGAAATGTCTGTATAAAGTCCCATTCAGCGGCTTTTTTGTAGTTTCCGCCGAATCCGCCGAGGATGCAAAGTCCATGAGCAAGGATGATCCGGAAGTTATCTACTCTGAGGAATCTAACGGCGATGTCGAGACTTGCCCCGACGGTGTATCCGTTCCGATTGATGATCGGCATTACCTTTTTATTGAGCCAACAGACGAGGAGGCCGATTATGCGACTGATTGATGCCGAAAATTTTGAAGCTTTTGACAGCACCTTACCGATTCAAATAGCCCCGAAAGGGATGCGCGCCAGAAAGATAGCATCATTTTTCTATGCTGAGGGCTGCAAAAGAGTGCTCGAATCTATTGATGCCGCATCGACCATCGATCCGGAATCCCTGCGGACTACGGCGAAATGGGAAAAGAGTTTCTACGAAAGCCGTGAGAAAGGAAAGTTTATCGTTTGCACGAGATGCAGACACGCATTTTCAAAGAAAGGACTTTGGTGCCGAAAATACCGCCCAGAGTGCGGCGCACGAATGGAGGATCCCGACCATGTCTAACATCCAAGATGATTTGATTGCGTTCAATTCTCGCAACAATCCATTTTATAATGATAAGGGCTATGCCGACCCTACCGCATATCAGGGCATTGAGGCGGCGGCAACCAGTGAATACCGGGCGCGGTTCGATGCTATCGCCGCGCTTATCCACACGGTCAAGTACATTTGCGGGCTGGCAGGGTTTGAGGTCGTAGGCCGAATCACCCTGCGGCACAAGCAGAGCGGCGACATCTACAAGTGAGGAGGAAATCTGAGATATGGCTACACCGAATGAAAAAGAGGATGCCGAGGTTTATCCCGTAGTCATCCTTGACCCGAACGGCAATGAGTACACAAAGGGCATCACGGCATGGCTGACAGCCATTGCAAAACAGGATTCTAAAAACATTGTGTGCATCGCTCGTAGCATCGACCCAGAAAAACCAGGGCAGTCTGTGTACACCCTTATGCGATGGGAAACTAAGGGCATTGAGCTTTCCGAAATTGCCGGATACCTAACATCCGTTGCATCTGAACTGTTCAGCCGTGAACAGCCTAACAGCGAAACCCCATTATAACGATAAAGCGAGGAAAACGGTCATGCAATTCGATAGACAAATTACCATCACCACCGGCGCATCCCGAAACGATCTCAACTGGAAACCTCAGCTGATGACCGTGGCAGAGCTGTATGACCGCCTGCGGAATCCCGTCCGTTCAACGGAAACGCTCGACGCATATATGCACCTGCCGAAACCTCAGCAGGACGCATTAAAGGATGTCGGCGGGTTCGTGGGCGGCTCCCTCAACGGCGGACGGCGCAAGGCCAATGCAGTGACCGGGCGTGACCTTGTGACGCTTGACTTCGATAATATCCCCGGCTGGGGCACCGATGAAATCGTGAGCCGCGTGGACGCCATCGGATGCAGCTATGCGATTTACTCCACACGCAAGCACTGCCCCAATAAGCCCCGCCTGCGCGTTGTAATCCCCCTTGACCGTACTGCTACCCCCGATGAGTACGAGCCTCTGGCGCGGCGGCTGGCGTGGCTGATCGGCATTGATAAGGCCGACCCTACCACATTTCAGGCAAGCCGCCTTATGTACTGGCCGAGTGCCTGCGTGGATTCGGATTATGTGTTCCGTTGCAAGGATGCGCCGCTGGCATCTGTGGCGTTCCTGCTGGGAACCTACACGGACTGGCGCAACATGGTCGAGTGGCCGCAGGTTCCCGGTGCTGCTCCGAACTACCAAAAGATGGCGCTCAAGCAGGGCGACCCGCTGACGAAGCCCGGCATCGTGGGCGCGTTCTGCCGCGCATACGACGTCCGCACAGCGATGGACAAGTTTCTGCCCGGCATCTATACCCCGTGCATTATGGGTAGCGAGGAGCGGTACACCTATACCAGCGGCAGTACGGCGGGCGGCGCTATCATCTACGATAACGGCAAATTCCTGTACAGCCATCACGCCACCGACCCCTGCTCTATGCAACTTGTGAACGCCTTTGATCTCGTGCGCCTGCACCTATACGGCGATAAGGACGACAGCGCCCCCGGCAATACCCCGGTCAGCAAGCTCCCATCTTATAAGGCGATGTGCGAAATGGCGATGCAGGATAGCGCGGTGCAGGCCATCTACAACAAAGAGCAGTTTGCCCAGTTGCAGGCTGACTTTGGCGCTATCGTCCCCATCCCCGGCAACGGGCCCCAGCAGACCCCCGGCGACAGTGACAGTGCCGAGCCTATGCAAGGCGAGGTCATCGGAGATGACAGTCAGCAGACCGACCCCAACGCATGGCTGGGCTATATCCAGCGCGATGAAAACGGCAAAATCAAGCAGACCATCGACAATGTTCTGCTGATTCTCAACAATGATCCCCGCCTATGCGGGCGATTCATGCTGAATGAGTTCAGCGGGCGCGGCGAGGTGCTGTACCCCCTGCCGTGGGACAAAGACCCCGACAAATTCAAGCGGCGGGCATGGGCTGATTCCGACATTTCGGCAATGTACTGGTACATGGAAAAGGGATACAAGATCACCAAGCGCAACGCCATCGACGCGGGACTGGACATCCATGCGGCTACACACGCATTTAACGAGGTGCAGGATTTCATCAAGGGTCTGGCGTGGGATGGAGTGCCTCGGCTGGACACCCTATTCATCGACTACCTCGGCGCTGACGATTCCCCCTATACCCGCGCTGTCACCCGCAAGGCGTTTGTCGGTGCTGTGGCCCGCGCGATGGAGCCGGGATGCAAGTTCGATAATATGCTGATTCTGTGCGGGCCGCAGGGCCTCGGCAAGTCCACGCTGCTGGACAGAATGAGCAAGGGCTGGTACAACGACAGCATCCGCACGTTCGAGGGCAAAGAGGCATCCGAGCTTTTGCAGGGCGTTTGGCTGGTCGAAGTGGCAGAGCTTGACGCTTTCCGCAAAACAGATGTTTCCCGCATCAAGCAGTTTTTGAGCCTGCGCTATGACCGCTACCGCGCCGCCTATGGTCGTAATGTCAAGGAACTGCCCCGCTGCTGTGTCTTTTTCGGCACCTGCAACGTCAGCGATTTTCTGCAAGATACCACGGGCAACCGCCGTTTCTGGCCCGTGGATGTGGGACAAAGCGAACTGATTCACCGCGCATGGGACTTGACCGATGACGAAATCAATCAGATTTGGGCTGAGGCAAAGATGCGCTGGATGATGGGAGAGCCGCTGTTCCTGACCGGCGATCTGGCAGACGCAGCCCGCGCACGGCAGGAGGATCACCGCGAGGCATCCGTCCGCGAGGGTCTTATCCGTGATTTTGTGGAGCGTGATGTTCCCACGAACTGGCTTGAATGGCCTCTGGACAAGCGCCGCGACTATTGGGCTGGGGCTTGCAAGGGACAGGACATCCCGACGATGCCCCGTGACCGCATCTGTGCCGCCGAGGTTTGGTGCGAACTTTTCAACGGTGCCCCCCGTGACATCAAGCAGGCAGACACCCGCGAAATCAATGCCGTGCTGGCAAGCACCCCCGGATGGGAGGCTAACCGGGGCATGAAGTTTGGGCCGTACAAGCAGCAGCGCGGTTATCGGAGATTCAACAGACAGGTGTAATATGTATAAAAATCAACTGACACTTTAAGCCAAAAAGCTGACACTTCCTTATATGCCAAGTGTCAGAACCGTCAGAAGTGTCAGTCAAATATGAAAAAATCGTGAACAAGCGCACTGACACAAATGACACGCAAAATACAAGTGTCAGTTAAAGTGTCAGCCTAAATTTTAACGATATATCGTTGCAATATATCTATAACTGACACTTCTGACACTTAAAATAAATAGAAATAAAAATAAGTAAAATAACGCGCGTGAGAGCGCATATACCCCCGTATTTACGGGTCTATACGCGCTTGCGCGTGTGTCAGTCAGGTGGACAAGCGCGGCGGCGATGCCGCGAAAAAGATGGGAGGTTATTAGGATGCCGGAATTGGAAAAGGTCATCGAGCGCAAACTGCGTGACGGTGTGAAGAAATTGGGCGGCGGGGCGCAATGCCTGAAATTTGAAAGCCCCGGCACGTCTGGGGTGCCCGACAGGATGATCCTGCTGCCGGGTGGCCGCGTTGTGTTCGTTGAGCTGAAACAGGTGGGTAAGCGGGAGCGGATGCGGCAGACGTATGTGCAGAACCAGGTGCGGCGGTTAGGCTTTACCGTGTTTAGCACGGTATCGACCCCAGAGCAGGTGCAGACGATTCTCAGCCATTGCGAGGAGGTCATGCGGCATGGCGATGGAGTGTAAAGAGTTCCACCCCTACCCCTATCAGCAGTTTTGCATCCAGCACATCATCGATCACCCCGCCGCCGGCCTTTTCGTGGACATGGGCATGGGAAAAACCGTGATGACACTGACCGCATTTAACTATCTCAAGTGTTATGCGTGGCAAATTCAACGCTGTCTCGTCATTGCGCCGAAGAAAGTTGCTGAGGCAACATGGCGCACCGAAATTTCAGGGTGGCGGCATTTGCAGCATCTGCGGTGCTCCGAGGTGTTGGGAACAGCTACACAACGCCGCGCCGCGATGGCTGTTGATGCCGATGTCTACGTGACGAATCGGGACAATGTACAATGGCTCGTCAAAGAGTACGGCAAGGCGTGGCCGTTCGATATGGTCGTGCTGGATGAATCATCGAGTTTCAAAAACCATCAGGCCAAGCGGTTTAAGGCACTCCGGGCAATGCGGCCCAAAATCAAGCGCATTGTGGAGTTGACCGGCACCCCCTCGCCGCACGGCTTGATGGATTTGTGGGCGCAGGTCTACTTGCTGGACGGTGGGCAGCGGCTGGGTCGCACGATCTCTGTTTACCGTGATATGTACTTTGAGCCGGATAAGCGTAGCAGGTCGCAGATATTTACTTACAAGGCCCGCCGGGGCGCGGCAGATGCCATCTATGCCGCTATCAGTGATATTTGCATCAGCCTGTCCAGCGATGACTATCTGACCCTCCCTGACCGCATCTATGATGAGATACCCGTCAAGCTGGACGCCCCTGCCGCCGCCGCGTACAAGCGATTGGAGCGGGATGCACTGTTGCAAGTGGACGAATCGACCATCACAGCGGGCACGGCGGGAGTGCTGGCAGGCAAGCTGTTACAGCTCTGCAATGGGGCTGTGTACGATGAGGATGGCAAGGTCATCCTCATCCATGACTGCAAGCTAGCCGCGCTGGTAGAGTTGATCGAGGGTCTGCACGGTCAACACGCTCTGCTGTTCTACTGGTTTCAGCACGACCTCGCCCGTATCCTCGCCGCCCTTGAGCCGCTGGGCTTGCGGGTGCGCGTATATAATGGCCCTGATGATGAACGGGCCTGGAACGCGGGCGAGGTGGACGTTCTGCTGGCGCATCCCGTGTCCTGCTGCTATGGCCTCAACCTGCAACACGGCGGGCATCATATCATCTGGTTTGGGCTGACATACTCGGCGGAGGTCTATTTGCAGGCAAACAAGCGGCTACACCGACAAGGGCAGACGCATCCTGTCGTCATCCATTCGCTGGTCGTGCAGGGCGGGCAGGATGAGGATGCCATCGCCACGGTCATGGGCCGTGTCACTGAACAAAACCATCTGCTGGAATCCCTAAAAGCAAAAATCATCACGGCAAAGGAGGCCGTCTGACTATGACGATGAAGGAATTATCGCAACTCCACTGGCTGAATGTGGAGATTGACCGTGATAAACAGCGCCTGGCAGAACTTGAGGCCCGCGCCGCATCCCCCGGTGGGCCGAATATGTCCGGGATGCCCGGTGGCGGCGGTGCAGGGTCGAATGTGGAGATCGCGGCTCTTGAAATCGTCGAGCTGAAAGCAAGCATCGAGGCAAAGATCATCCGCTGTGCCACAGAACGGGCGCGGCTCATCGGCTATATTGATGCGGTGCCTGACAGCCGTATGCGTGAGATTATGTACTTGCGTTTCGTGGACGGTCTGCCGTGGGCACGGGTGGGCGCGAGTATGGGGTACACGGGCGATGGCGTGCGCAAGGCTTGCAAGCGCTATATTGACGAGAGCGCGGCCTAAAATCACGAAAACAGCGGACAAAAGCGGATTTTTTAATAAACTGTCCGTTTTTGTCCGCTGTGTCGGTTGTATTCTAATCGCTATTATTATAATATTACATTGCGGGTTTAGGGCGAGGGAGTTATGGGTACTCCCTCGCTCGTGTTTTCCCCGCTGTCACCTCCATGCGCCGCCACGTGTATAAGCGCGGCGGCGTTCGTGTTTGCGCCGAGGTGGTAAAGAACCTATACGCTGGGTGCGCCTCTCACGCCCGGCGCTGTGCAGGCCCTTGACCCCTGCGCTAAATTTCACCCCGGTAACCTACGGTGCCGGGGCATTTTACCGCATAGCTGCTCAATCGGCAATTAGGCGAAAAGGGTGCAAGGCCCTTATGCGGTTCCATTAGGCCATTGCCGTCGTCCGGCCATTGCGGCGGCACACGTGATCTGCACCTCCCCAGTGATGGTAAATTGCGATTTGTGATTCATCCACGCGGTTCCACCGCTGGCGGTTTCCGATCAGTGGCCTATATTATATCGCACAGTAGAGCATTGGTAGCTCGGCAGGTTCATACCCTGCAAGTAGCTGGTTCGATTCCAGCCTGTGCAACCATGCGAGGCTTGAGGGCATTTCACCTCGCGGCGCGTCCACGGCAAAACGGGCTCTTTCTCCTTTTCCCGTATGACGCGCCTGATTTTGGTTATTATCGCGGTTCGCCGCGAGGGCCGACGACGGTACTGCCGCCGTTGACCTGCCCCTATATTATGCGCCACAGTGTCACAACTGCGGCGCATTTTTATTGCTTTCCCGGAGGTTTATGGTGTACCGCACAGAGCGCAATTACGAAAATCTCAATAAGGGCATTTTCCCCGGCGCTGGGCGGTTCGACATCCCCATCCTGCGGCCCGAATTGACTACGGCTGAAAACTGGATAAGTTTCAACTACGCCAAAGGGTGCGAGGATCCGTCAGAGCATGGCGTTCACTTTTTCGTTGACGATTACCAGTTCAACCGCATCTGGGCGCATCCCGATAACTACCTCGGCATGATGGCGCGGTTCGACACCGTATGCACCCCCGATTTTAGCACATATACAGACTTTCCCCGCATTATCCAGATTTACAACCATTACCGCAAGCACTGGCTGGGTGCCTATTGGCAGGCCCACGGCATCAAGGTTATTCCGACCATCTCATGGAGTACGCCGGATAGCTTTGCATGGTGCTTTGATGGTGAGCCGATAGGCGGTGCGGTGGCTGTGTCGAGCGTCGGCACACAGGCAAGCCCCGAATCGGCAGACCTGTTCATGGCTGGGTACAATGAGATGCTACGGCGCTTACAACCCGCGCAGATCATCTTCTACGGCAAGGTGCCCGCCGGGTGTGAGGGAAACATTTTTCACGTTACAGCGTTTCAGGAAAAACTCAAGGCGCGTGTTCGCGCCGGAAAGGACGATACCGATGGGCGGTAGAGGAAGTAACAGCGGTATGGCATCCAGCGGTTCGATAGCTCCGCAGCCTCAGATTAACCCGGCACCGCAAGCAATGCCCGCGCCCGCTGTGGCAGTTCAGAGCGCTCCGCCCTCGACTGCGCCGCAAGCAATGGGCGGCGGGCCGTTGCTGAGCGGTGGCCCGATCAGCTACACACCGTTGAATCAAAAAGACGAGGCTGATCTCGGTAAGGTCTGGAACGGCTACGATATCAACACCAAGCTCGCTATTAACCAGTACATCCGTCAAGACCAAACCAATAATGGTTATGGCGTGGGTCAGAATCTTAACCACAAGCTGGAAAATGGGCAGGCGCTTAACGCAAATGAGCAGTACATGGTGAATATGATGGATTCGGCCATGCACCCGCTCGGCAAAAATACCACGCTTATCCGTGCTGCGCATCAGGATTTTTTGGAGGCGCTGGGCGTTAAAAATTATCAGCGCATGACCGACGCGCAGCTCAATGCCGCCGTGCAGGGTGTTGAGTATACCGAGAAAAAGTTTGTTTCTACGGCCTATGATGCCAAAAAGAATCCCTTTATCGGAGGTTCTCAGTCTGGTGGCCGCGAGGTGTTTATCAACATTTCGACCCCGGCAAGCACCAACTGCATCATGGGCAATTTGAAGCAGGCTGAAATTATTCTCTCACGCGATACTAAGTACCGTGTCAAAGGTGCCCATTTTGACGGCACCTATGCAAATCCGCGTGTTGGCGGCACACTGCCGCGCGTAGTCGTGGATGTCGAGATTTACGAGTAAGGAGGCTCGAAATGGCAAGCAAGCAGAAAAAGAGCACCGAATCCGGCAGCCGTTTTATGGCAACTGGTAAAAGCGTGACGATCATCAAAAAGCCCGCCAAGAAGGCCTCGGCCAAGAAAGGCGGTAAATAATATGGGCGGCAGAGGAAGTAACAGCGGCTTGAGTGCGTCATCGCTCGGCGGGTCTGGCGGTGGCGCCAATTTACCCCCGTTAGTAGTACCGCTAGCAAGTGTTCAGCCTCAACAGCCGCCCGTGGCCCCACAGAATCAGCCCGCGCCGCCTACTCCGGCCAGCCTTGCGCCTAATGCGCCCCCGATGGGTGTTACGCTTTCGGATGTTCAGCAAATGGATGATACAGGTATGCACGATTTCTTGATTAACGTACAAAGCGTCGATATGCCGCAGTTTCTATGCGATTCTCATTTGCAGCGCATGATTTACGGTTTAGGTATGAATGATAAACCGCAGATTGTTTCCGATAAGCAGCTCAATGCGATGGTTAAACAGGGCGCTGTTCCCATTTATCGTACTGTCAATGACAGTGACGATGATGTTCAGGGAATTTCGATGACATCTGACGATATTTGTGATATGATGACAGATGGTAGTCTGAGTTATGTGGGCCGTGGCATCCACGGTGATGGCCTGTATTTCTCCGACAGTAAGCGCGGTTCTAAGCTCTACGGAAACCCCGGCCAGAATCCTAAGACCCTGCGGGCTGTTTTGAATCCGGCCAAGGCCCGCGCAATCAGTGAATCCAGTTTGCAGAGCGCCTATGATGCTTTTGTTAAAAGCCACCCTCGCACGCGCCGCGCGTTGGGCTTTGCCAAAGCGCACAGCACAAGCGATAGTATGAGTCAGTTTGCGCTGCTTATGGGCTATAATGTCATTACTACCAAAGTCGGCTACAACGAAACGTATTACACGGTCATTGATCGCAGCGCCCTTATTATGTCGAAAACCCGCGTATAAGCGGTATTTTAGGAGGTACGCATAATGTCCAACATTGATGAAAAGCTGTCTAAGATGACCCGTGCGCAGGCAAACGCCCTTGCAGATCATCTCAACGCGGGTTATAACAAACCCGCGTACAAGCCTACCGCCAAGACCAAAAAGAAAACCACCGCCCCGAAAAAGGCCACGGCTAAGAAGCCCGCCGCCAAAAAGGGCAAGTAACTGAATACCCCTTAGCACTCAGCGCTGAAATGCGCCGAGTGCTTTTTTTATTTTTACCGATAGGAGGTGGCAGCAGATGCCCGAAAATACCGAGGCTGTGCCGGAGATCAGCGCAAGCCCCGCGCCGCAAGACGCGAAGCCCGCCGACGCCGGCGAGAAAAAGCAGAAAAAGCCTCGCAATACATCCGGGATGAAACCGCCACTGAATCAGCTCCCCCCGGAGGAGGCGTTCGCCATCCGCTCTAAGGGCGGCAAGGCAGCGGCTAAAAAGCGCCGGGAGGAGAAGCTGGTAAAGGATGCCCTGCTGAACTTGCTGACGAAACCTCAGCATAAGAAAAAGGGCGGCAAGGCCCACTACAAGGCCAGCGCCGAGCTGACAAGCTATGATGACGTGTTCTCCGAGAACACGACCCTCATGGTGCAGATGCTCATTCCCCTTATCCAGTCAGCCATCAACGGCAACATTGAATCCCTGTTCGCCATCCTGCGCGTTCTGGGGCAGGAACCGGGCACCCCCGGTCAGTTTGGCGTTGACGAGTTTACCCCGCCAGAGCCGCCCACAGAGGGCGCAGGTGGCCCCGGCAAACCCACGCCTGCCGATGACCCTAATGCGGTGCGCATCCACCTGATACGCGGCGAGAAGCCCGCCCCCATGACTGAGGGCGATGCCCCAGCAGCAGAGCAGGCCGGTGCCGATCAGGCAGGCACGGCTACACCCACCAGCACCCCTGCCGATGGGGAGGCGGTGCCCAATGCCTGATGTCTATATCGAAGATGTCATCGCCCCCAACTATGACAAGCTGCTGGATGATGTTCTCGATCATCGGCACTCGCAGTACATCCTCAAGGGCGGGCGTGGTTCGCTGAAATCCTCTTTCATCGGCTTTGTTATCCCGATGATCATGGTTCAGCCGGGAAACGAGGCTTGCAACGCCGTTATTTTCCGTAAGACCGCCAACACCCTGCGAGATTCGGTCTACGGCCAGATGGTGTTTGCCCTTGATAAACTGGACCTTGACAGCGAATTTGTCTGTCATGTCTCCCCCATGAGCATCACCCGGAAAAGCACCGGGCAGACGATTCTTTTTCGCGGCCTTGACGACCCGATGAAGCTGAAATCGTTGAAATTTCCCAAAGGGTACTGCGCCATCACATGGTTTGAAGAAGCTGACACATTCGATGGCATGAAAGAAATCCGAAATGTGTTGCAGTCAACCAACCGTGGCGGCTCTCGGTTCTGGAATTTTCTGTCGTTCAACCCGCCCATCACCCTGAACAACTTTATGAATCAGGAGGCGCTCGTACAGCGTCCTGATCGGCTGGTACATTCCAGCACCTATCTGACCGTGCCGCCTGAATGGCTCGGTCAGATGTTCTTTGATGACGCGGAACTGCTGCGGCAGACCAATCCCCGCGCCTATGAGCATGAGTATCTGGGCATCCCTACGGGCACGGGCGGCGAGGTGTTTAACAACCTTGAGCTGCGCGAAATCACCGATGCCGAGATTGCGTCGTTTGATTATATCTACGAGGGCATCGACTGGGGCTGGTATCCCGACCCCAACCATTGGAGCAAGATGTGCTACCGCCCATCGAAAATGACGCTCTATATTTTCGATGAACTGCGTTGCAACAAAACCCCGAATGAGGTTTTCTGGCAGCGCTTGCAGAAAGAAAAGAGCGTCACATCGCAAGACCTCATTATTGCAGATAGTGCCGAGCCGAAATCCATTGCGGACTTGAAAGCCTACGGCGCATCCATCCGGCCCACCGAAAAGGGGCCGGATTCCGTGCGGTACAGCATGAAATGGCTGCAATCGCTCGTGAAAATCGTTGTTGACCCGAACCGCTGCCCGGAGACAGCGCGAGAGTTTGCCGAGTATGAGTACGAGCGCACCAAAGACGATGAACTGACCGGGCAATACCCCGATAAGGATAACCACAGCATTGATAGTGTGCGATACGCGCTCAATCCAATCTGGAAACGGCGCGGCCTGTGAGGTACAGCCCATGTCTATTTTTTCAAGTATCTATACCATGATAAGGCAGGTGTTAGGCAGAGTGATTCCGTATCAGAATATCCAGCAGGTGGAGAACATTGACACGCCGCTGTCGCAGGAGATGCAGATTGCTCTCGAAGCATGGCACCGGGCATATCTGGACAAACCCGTCTACAAAAATGAGCAAGTCAAAACCCTCAACATCCCTGCGTTCATCGCGTCCGAGATTTCCCGGCAGGTCACGCTTGAATTTAAGTGGAGCATCACAGCGGGCAAGGATGACAGCACAGGCGAGGACATCACCAACCCGCGCTCGGAGTTTCTGAGCAAAGAGTTTGAAAAGCTGGCTACACAGCTGCGGAGCAAGACCGAGATCGGATGCGCGGCGGGTGGTATGACGATAAAGCCGTATGTCCGTGACGGGCATATCTATTTCGACTATACCCCCGACTGGGATTTATACCCCATCGCTTTCGGCGATGACAGCGACCTGTCCGATGTCGTTTTCCGTGATATGTTCTCGGAGGGCAAGACCTACTATTCCCGCCTTGAGCGGCACACCGTCGAGGGCAATAGAATCAAAATCACGCAGCGGGCCTTTAAGTCCAGTTCCCGCGATGCTCTCGGCAAGGAAATCCCCTTGACGGAAGTACCGCAGTGGAAAGACCTCAAGCCCGTGGTCTACGTCAACAACGTAGACGGGCAGCTTTTTGGCTGGTTCCGCGTGGCATCAGCAAATACCGTTGACCCGATCTCTCCTATGGGCGTGGCCGTGTTCGCTAAGAGCATGGACACCATCAAGGAGGCTGACACACAGTACAGCCGTCTGCTGTGGGAGTTTGAGGGCGGCGAAATGGCTATCGACGTTGACCCGATGGCCTTGCGGCCCATTGACGGCGTTATGCGTAACGGCGCAAAGGCTATGGAAACGCCCAAGCTGAACGAGCGTCTGTTCCGCGCGGTCGATCTGGGCACTGATGAAACATATCATGTTTTCGCCCCGACCCTGCGCGATAGCTCCCTTGTGGCCGGTCTGAATCAAATCTTGATGAAGATTGAAGATCAGTCCGGGCTGGCCCGTGGCACCCTCTCCGATGCCAACACAGAGGCCCGCACGGCCACTGAGCTGACTATCCTGCGCAATCGCACCTATACCACCATTGCCGACAACCAGCAGGCCCTTGAGCGTGCGCTGCGCGAGGTCGTGCGGGCGATGGATAAGTACGCCGACCTGTACAATCTCGCCCCGGCTGGCGAATATGAGGTGTCGTTCGATTGGGATGATTCCGTTATCGCCGATACCGAAACCCAGTTGCAGCAGCGGCTCCTCATGCTCAACAACGGCATGATGAGCAAAATTGAGATGCGTATGTGGTTCTTTGGCGAAACCCGCGCACAGGCCGAAAAAGCCTTGCAGGAAGTCCAGCAGGAAAAAGTCAGCGAAATGCAGGCCGCTATGGCTATCCAGCAGCCCAACCCCGACCAGAGCGATGTCACTGTTCCCACGGACAATGCAGATCAGGATGGGGGCAACACGGCTACACCGTTTGGGAGTGGCCCCGGCGAGGAGTGATGACCTGTGCTGACCCAGAAAGAGCTTGAGGCCGCTGTCCGCAAGATGATTGCGAATCTGGATGAAGTCAATCTGTATTTCATCCAGAAAATAGCGACCCAGATAAAGAAAATCGGCGAGATGAACCCCACCAGTATACACCGCTATACGATCATGCTGGAAATGGGTGCAGACATTGCTGATATTTCCGGCAAGCTCCAAGCCGCAACCCGGCTGACACAACAGCAGATGGCTGTTGTGTACAACACCGCCTTGCAGGATAACTTCACCGACCCGCGATTCAAAGCCGCGCTGGCGGCGAATCCGCTGCCCCGTGAGGAGAATCAGCGGCTCATACAGTACACGCGCAACATCGCCGCGCAGACCTCCGGGGCGCTGCAAAACCTGTCCAACACTACGGCCATATCCGTGCCCTACCAACAGGCCATTGATAAGGCCATTTTGAGCGCGTCCACCGGCATGACCGATTACAAATCGGCTATGCGGCAGACCATAAAGGACATCGGATGGGCCGGGATGCAAGTGCAGTATGCAAGCGGCTATCACCGCCGCCTTGATACCGCCGCCCGTCAGAACATTATTGACGGGGCCTGCCAAATCGCCCAGCACAGCGCCGACGAAATCGGCAAGGCATTGGGCTATGATGCCGTGGAACTATCCGCTCATCTCAACAGCGCCCCCGACCATGAGCCGGTGCAGGGCCACGTTTTCCTGCTGGCCGAATACGCTAAGATGCAGGCGGGCACGGCCTGCGTGGATGTGGACGGCCATCACTTTGCAGGATTCAAGCGCCCCATCGGCGAGTGGAACTGCGGGCACTTTGCCGCGCCGTTCAGCACCGAATATTCGGTGCGCAAATATTCCGACCATCAACTGGCGGCATGGATTACGTCAAACCATGCAGGCGTGACTATCGGCAACAAAGAGGGCCTGACCCTCTATCAGTGTTCGCAGATGATGCGAAAAATCGAAACCGATACCCGCCGCTGGAAAGATGTCGCCATTGCCGCGCGGGCCGCTGGCGACGATGACCTGCGCCGCGAGGCGCAGCAACACATCAACGCTTTAAGTGCCCGCTATAATCTCATTGCCAAGCAGTCCGGGCTGTCACAACGCCGTGACCGCATGGCGGTGGATGGCTTTAAGGCCATAAAAGTAAGCGCCTGAAACGGCGCTTTTTCTGTGTTATCACGCCGTTTTGGCTGATAAATAAATACCCGGCATTGCAGGGAAATAAATGCGATGGCGCGACGTGCGCGGAGTGGCCGCGCGATTATAAGCTAAATCAATCGCGGCGAAAGGACAATCTTATGGAATTGCTCAAAAATCTGTTTTCTGAGGGCGAGGCGCTGACCTACGACCAGTTGACCGAAAAAATCAGCGCGGCGGGTCTGAAACTCGCCAACATCGCGGACGGTTCCTACGTCAGCCGCGATAAGATGGATTCCAAGGTCAAGGGCTTGCAGGGCCAGATTTCTGACTTACAGGCGCAGGTCAAGCAGCGTGATACCGACATGGCCGACTTGCAGACCAAGCTGACCGCTGCACAAACCGACGCCGACAAGCTGGCGTCTGTTCAGTCTGATCTTGCCGCCCTGCGCAAGCAGCGCGAGGATGATGGCAAGGCATGGGCGCAGAAAATCGCCGCGCAGGCGTATGAATTTGCTGTCCGCGAAAAGGCGGGCGAGGTCAAATTCAGCTCTAACGCTGCGAAAAAGCAGTTTATTGCGGATGCCATCGCCAAGCAGTTTAAGCAGGACGAGAACGGCAAGATGCAGGGCTATGACGAGTTTTTGACCCAGTACAAGGCCGATGACCCCGGCAGCTTTGTCTCCGATGACCCGGCCCCCACTCCTGCACCGAAGCCTAACGCTCCGTCTATCACGGTTCCCGCAAAGCCCGACGGAAATGCGCACAAAATGAGCTTGTCCGAACAGATGGCGGCAGCAAATGCCGATCCTAACTTCGTGCCCGATTTCAGCTAATCGGGCTACACCAACTGAAACCTAAAAAATCAATAGGAGGCATCCCCACATGGCAATCTTTGATTCCAAAAACTTCAATGGTAACGTGTTCAAGCAGTATGTTGACCGCGTTCCCAACCTGAACCGCAATGAGCTGATTAAGTCCCGCGCCATCAAAAAGCGTCAGGACATCGCGCAGTCCATGAGCGATCAGGTCGGTGGCAACTACGTCACCATTCCCCTGCGCGGCATCATCAGCGGCACCGTCCCGCAGAACTACGACGGTTCTACCAACATCACCGCCACCAACACCAAGACTTTCTCCCACTCCCGCGTTGTCGTGGGCCGCGCACAGGCATGGACTGAGCGTGACTTCTCCTATGACATCACCGGTGGTGAGGATTTTCTCGCCGATGTCGCCGCGCAGATTGGCGAATATTGGGATGAAGTCGATCAGGCCACCATCATCAAGATTCTGACTGGTGTTTTCGCCATGAAAGATGCTGAGGGCGTGAAGTTCGTCCGTGAACACACCTACGATGTCACCGGCAAGACCAACTCCGAGGGCGCTCTGGGCCTGATGGATGGCACCTCCCTGAACACCGCCATGCAGCGTGCTTGCGGCGATAACAAGGGCGCTTTCAGCCTCGCCATCATGCACTCCGCTGTTGCTACCGGCCTCGAAAACCTCAAGCTGCTGGCGTACATGAAGTACACCGACAAGGACGGCATCGAGCGTGAGCTTCACATCGGCACCCTGAATGGCCGCACTGTTCTGGTCGATGACTCCATGCCCGCCGTGGAAACCGTCACCACCCCGGAGGTGCAGGGCGTTTACACCATCACCGTCAGCACCGCTGGCACCGATGGCAACACCATCACCGTGGACGGCCAGACCTATACCTTTGCCGCATCCACCTCCACCGCCAATAAGACCCTCAAGACCGGCGATGCTGCTACCGAGGCTCAGGCGCTGAAAACCGTGCTGTCTGCTCAGTATGAGGGCAAGTTCATCGTCACCGTTTCCGGCGCTGTCGTTACCCTCAAGCAGATTTTCGGCGGCGAGGGCAAGCTGCCTGTCGTGACCGTTTCCGGCGCTGTCAAGGCCGCTGCTGCCCAGACCACCGCAGGCGTGGCTAAGGTATCTCAGACCCGTTACACTACCTACGTTCTGGGCGACGGCGCTATCGAGTACACCGACTGCGGCGCTAAGGTGCCCTACGAGATGGATCGTGATCCTCACACCAACGGCGGCGAGGACACCCTCTATGGCCGTCAGCGCAAGTGCTTTGCCCCCTACGGCATCAACTTCACCAAGGCCAAGATGAAGAGCTTGTCTCCCACCGATGACGAGCTGGAGAACGGCGAAAACTGGGAACTGGTGAACTCCAACGAGGCCGAGGGCAAGCAGTACATTGCCCGCAAGGCTATCCCCATCGCCCGCATCCTCTCTCTGGCCTGATTTCGGATTGCTGAGGGGGTTACGCATGGCGCACGATATGTATCTCACCTATGAGGAGTATTTGGCCCTGGGCGGCGCCATTGATGCCGCTGCGTGGCCTCCGCTGGAATGTGCCTGTAGAAAGCGCATTGATCGCATAACGGATTGCCGTGTCCAGAATATGGCTGAGGTTCCGAAGGCGGTCAAGCTCTGCATTTTTGCGCTGGCACAGATGGAGAGTGCCGTCGGCTCCGTGGCACAGGTTATATCGCCCACGGTTACATCGTTCAGTACGGATGGCTACACTGAAAACCACGGGAATGTGCCGAACGCCGAGAAGGCAGCCAAGCAGATGAACGCCATTGCGGCGGATATGCTGTACGGTGAGCTGGACGATTACGGCGTTCCCCTGCTGTATAGAGGAGTGACGTAAAATGCAGCTTTGCAATGACACCATCACCCTATACAACCGGCGATTCGACTCGGATGAGGATTGCGATGTTTATGAGCGCACCATCATCCGGGGCGTTCACTGGTTCAACTCTGAGGCAACCACCGTTGACAGCACCGGGCTGAAAGCTGCAAACAAGGTCACAATCCGCATCCCCACGGATGCGGATTTCGGAGGTAAGGCGTATTTGCCCCCTAAGCAGTACGCCGCCACCGATGACCCTGCCGCCGCTTTCACATTGGTTGCTGGCGATCTTGTGGTTTTGGGCATCGGTGCTGAGGATTTGCGCCCCGCCGCTATCCATGACACCTACTCCGAGGCTGCAACCATCTTGCAGGTCACAGACAACCGCCGCGCTCCACGAGGGCGGCATTGGAAAGTGATAGGTTCATAATGCAATTATCTGTTAATGCACAATTTGATTTTGACGGCATCAGTGCTGTTTTGGATCGTCACGGCTTTGGCAATCGTGGCATTGTGCAAAAGACTATCGACAATGCCGTGATACGTTGGTGTATGGATTATACACCAGCTGACACCTTTATGCTGGCAAAGAGCCCATACGCGGCATCTGACATCGGTTCTGGTATTATCGTTTATCCTGGCCCTTATGCGCATTATATGTATGTGGGTGAGGTCTACGGACTTAACATCCCAGTTTTTGACGATAACAGCGGCACTCCTACGCGGTTTTTTTCGCGTCCCGGCGAAAAGAAAAAGCCCACAGGCCGGGCCATCCAGTATAAAACTGATAAGAATGCTCTGGCTGGGCCATTTTGGGCAGAACGAATGAAAGCAGACCACATTGACGACATCATAAAGGAGGCCAAAAATGTCGCAGGTATCAAATAGTATCGATAGTTTGCGGCAGTGGTTTCGTCAATGCCCGCTCTTGTCGAAAAGTAATCGCTTTGGTGCCGACTATCTGGGCAAGAACCCTACCGAGTATGCCATCTATGCATCGCCATCTACGCTGAAATACCGGGAAAATATTCTGGGCGAAAGTGTTTTAGAGGATAAGCAGACGCAAAACTACATTTTTGCCACGCGCGAAAATTATGGTTCTGATGTCAAACAGAATTCTAACAATCTCGCCTTTTTCACGGGGCTTATTGCCTGGATGATCGAACAGAACAATGCCCGAAACTTCCCCCACATGGAGGAGGGTCGGGTTACTGCCATCGTACCGACGCTGACCGCCTATCCGGCACAGGTCGGTTCGGACAGTGCAAAATATCAGATTCAGATACAAATTACATATAGGAGAAACTGATAAACATGAAAATTGAACGCAAATATATGGCGCATTTCCTCAACGCCACCTTTGGCGGCGATACGGGCACCGCTAGCTACGTTCGCCTGGGCGCGGACCTTGAGGAGTACAGCCCTGAGCTCTCTGCTAACGTGGAAAAGAAGCAGAATATTCTGGGCCAGACCTCCGTCACCATTGACAGCTACCAGAAACAGGGCGAGGTCAGCCCTTACTACGCCGAGAAGGGTGATGCCCTGTTTGAAAAGCTGCAGGCCATTATTGACGGTGATTTGGTTCTGGACAATCTGAAAACTGACATCGTAGAGGTCAAACTTTGGGAGAACGGGGCATCCGACGCATTCCCTGCCGTAAAAGAGGAGTGCTACATTGAGGTGTCCAGTTACGGCGGCGACACTACCGGTTACCAGATTCCGTTCAATGTACACTACACCGGTATCAAAACCAAGGGTACGTTTAACCCCACCACTAAAGCATTCACTGCATCGGAATAACACATCATAACATAATGGAGGTACATTATGAAGCTGACATTGGATCGTGGATTGAAAATTTATGAGGTCGAAGATATTGACGGCACGCCGCTTGGCACCATCAAAATCAATCCTGCTGACTTGGGCATTGTAGGCCGCTTGGCACAGACCCGCGATAACCTCGCCGCCATGGCCGAAAAAATCAATGACAACATCGATCCCAAAATGCTGAACGTGATTGATGCAAACGTCAAGGCTGAAATCAACAACATTTTCAACAGTGATGTTGCACCGATCTTTTTCGGTAGTGTTTCAGCGTTGGCGCTGTGCGATGATGGCACTATGGTGTTTGAAAAAGTCCTTAACGCCATTGCTCCCATCATTGAAGATGCTGTGGGCGATGCCATGAAGGCCAGCCAGAAACGGATGGAAAAGTACACTGCCACCTATAGCAATACCGATAAGGGCCTTGCCCCTGGCCAACAGGCATGAGTGCTTGGGAATTACCCACTACCGTAGAAGTCGCCGGGCAGAAATTTGCAATACGATCAGATTTTCGCGCCGTACTAGACGCTTTGGCGGCCTTGGCTGACCCCGAGCTAACTCAGCAAGAGCAATACATGGCCTGTTTGCAAATCCTTTACCCGCGCTGGCGGGATCTGCCTGACCTTAATGACGCATTGCAGGCAGCTTTTATCTTTATCAATAATGGTAAAGACGAGGAATTCCGCAGCCCGTTGCCCCGCCTGGTAGATTGGGGGCAAGATGCTCCCATCATCGCACCTGCCGTGGATAAGGTACTGGGGTACAGCTGCCGCCGGTGCAACTACCTACACTGGTGGGAGTTTCTAGGTGCCTTTTACGGTATTGGCGATGGGCTGTTTGCGCAGGTGGTCAACATCCGCAGTAAGCAGGCCAAGGGCAAAAAGCTGGAAAAATCCGAATTGGAGTTTGCCAGAGAAAATGCCCACCTTATCAAGATTCGTGCTCCTGAAAGCGCCGAAGATAAGGCAGAAAAAGAACGACTACTGGAAATGCTAGGGTCGTAAAAGCATCTGGAATTCAATTCAGATACCACCATTCCACTAAAAACATAGCGTCTTTGCGCAGCATTTCCTGCACGAGACATTTCACTTGATAACATTTTAGCCACTGCAAAACCCTATCCGTTTTCGGATAGGGTTTTCTTATGCCTAATAGGAGGTGGAATCTTGGCAGACGGCTCTATTATCATTGATGCCCGCCTCAATAAGAAAGGCGCAGAATCCGATCTGAAAGCATTGCAGGCCAAGGCCAAAAGCACTGCGCAGCAAATTGCAGCAGTAGATAAACAATTAGGCGGTGCTCAAACAAAACGGAATACGCTGGCTGACAGCCTTGAAAGCGCTCGCCAAAAAGCGCGCGAAACTGCCGATGCCCTAAGTGATGTAAACCGTCAGATCGATGCCGCTGAACAAGCGCACCTGCAAAACATCAAAGATGAATACCCCAGTATGAGTGATACAGGGGTACAGAAGGTTTTGAATTCCCGTATGCAGGGCGAAACCAAGCTAATGGAACAGCAATCCAAACTTCTCGCCTTGTCGAGCAAGCAAGAATCCGTTCTGAATGAAACCGTTTCCGCTTATCAAGATCAGGACAGCGCTGTCCAAGCGTTGCAGCAACGGCATGATGCCTTAACCGATCAGCTGGCGCAAGAAAATCAGGCCGTTGAGCGGCAGCAAGACTTGATTCAGCATCTTTCAGGCGATAAATCCATGCAAGACTACTTCGACAAGCAAGTTAATGCCATCGAAGTAGCATTTGCTAAAGTCGAATCTCGCATAAATAAGACCTACGGATCTACAGAGGAAACCGCTACACAACATGTAGAGCGCATTGTAGCAGAAACCAAAAAGGCTCTCGCATCGCAAAACCAAGCCACAACAAAGCAGCCTGTAATTGCATCGCAAGGTAGCGATGACTCTAAAGATGATTCTAAAGCTGACCGAATTCGGGCGACTGCCGAAAAAGTCGGCAAGCTCACTAAGGATCTGACCCTTGCCGCATTAAGCAGTAAGGTATTGAAAAATGCACTGCGCATGGCAGGAGGCATCGGGCAGAAAGCCTTTGCCTGGGTGGGCAGCAAGCTGAAAGCTGTCCAAAACCGATTGGCCCAAGCATCTCAAAGCGTCGCTCAATTCCGTAATCGGATCGCACGGCTCGTATCTGGTGCGTTGGTATTCAATGTGTTGTCATCTGGATTGCGCACACTGACAAACCGGATGGGCACCGCCCTGCTTTCCAGTGCATCCCTGCGGCAGGCCCTAGGCAACCTGCAAGGCGCCGCGTCTACCGCTGCCGCACCGTTGATTCAAGTCCTGACCCCTGCCCTGACCGCGCTGGCCAACGCGGCGGCCACTGTATTTGCCTACCTTGCAAAGTTGGTGGCGTTCCTGACCGGCAAAACGGTGTCATCCGCCAAGGCCGCAGCTAAGGGCATGAGCGGAACATCCAAGGCGGCGAAAGATGCCGCCAAGAGCCTGGCCGGTTTTGACGAGATCGAACGGCTGGACAAGAAGGACAGCTCTTCCGGTGGTTCGGGTGCCAGCGGTATCACCCCCAACTATGACTTTGATACGCTGGATTCGTTTCTGGATTCTGTGCTGGCCGCCATCGAGGCAGGCGAATGGAACCGGGTCGGGCAGCTCATTGCCCAAAAGCTCAACGAAGCGCTGGCCGCTATCCCCTGGCCGGATATCCAGAATAAAGCCCAGACCTGGGCCACAAACATTGCGGATACCCTCAACGGCTTTATCGCCCGGCTGGATTGGCGGCTGGTTGGCTCCACCATTGCACAGGGGCTGAACACTGCCCTACTGTTTGTGGATACCTTTATGCAAGAGTTTCAATGGGAAACATTGGGCAACGGTCTCGGCAATGGACTAGAGCAGTGCGTGGCAGAGGTTGATTGGGTAGCTCTTGGCCGCGTACTGACTGATGGTATGCGGGCTGCCATTTTAACACTGTACGGATTCGTGCAGGCCTACACCGGATGGGCTGAGCTCGGTAGTTCCATTGCCACCTGCATCAATTCGGCTATCTCCAATATTCCCTGGCAGGAGGCCGGAGTGGGCATGAGTGGCGTTGCGTTGGGCTTGCTTGCCGCACTGATTGCCGCCGTGGAGGGCTCCGATTGGGCTACTTTGGGCCAGAGCATCGTAACAATGATCGGTTCCATTAACTGGGTGGGCCTTTTTTCTTCACTGAGCACTCTGGCAGTTGATATACTGGCCGCTATCAACAGCATTCTTGCCCAGGTAGACTGGGGTACTGTGGGGCAGACACTCTTAGAGTGCCTCCAGGCCATTGACTGGGGAGGAATACTTTCTCAGATAGTCACAATCATCATCAACACTTGGCCTCTATTGATAGCCATGCTGGGCGCCAGTCTGCTACCGCAACTTGGATCCTTTATTGTAGGAACAATCCTGCCCAGCATTTTGGGTGGTCTGGCTTCCCTGATTGCAGGCATCGTTTCTGCCATCGGTCTGTGGCCCGCGCTCTTAATTGCAGCACTAATCGTATTAGCTACTGCCATCATCGCATACTTGGTGACGCACTGGGATGATATTAAGCAGAAATTCGGCGAAACTCTTGACAACCTAAAAGAGACGCTAGATCAGGCAGGAGAAAACATCAAAGAGGTATGGAACGCCTGCTGGACGAGGGTAAAAGAAATTGCTGCGGACCTCTGGGCGAAAATCCAGCAAGGCTGGGACGATTTCTGGACGGGGGTGAGAAACGCTCTCGACACCGCCGCGACCAACATTAAGCAAGGCTGGAACAACGCCTGGAACACGCTCGCCGAGATTGTGTCCGACATTTGGGACGGCATCACCAGTACCATCAAGACTGCCGTCAACGGCATCATCGGCTTCATCAATCGGATGATCTCCGCCGTTGTCACCGGCATCAACACGGTCATCAATGCGCTGAACGGCCTTTCGTTCGACCTGCCGGACATATTCGGCGGTGGGCATGTCGGGTTTAACATCAGCACCCTGACCGCCCCGCAGATTCCTTATCTCGCGCAGGGCGCGGTTATTCCAGCGAACCGGGAGTTCCTGGCTGTGCTGGGCGATCAGAGCCACGGCACCAACGTGGAAACCCCGCTGGACACCATCAAGCAGGCCGTTGCCGAAGTCATGGAGGACCTGCAGGCGGGCCAGATGGCGGGCTTTGAAGCCGTGGTTTCCGTGCTGCGGGAGATCCTCTCCGCCGTGTACGGTATTGAGCTGACGGACGAAGACGTGGGCCGCGCCGTGCAGCGTTGGCAGCGCAAACAGCTGATTGCCACGGGAGGTGTATAACGTGACCTTAACCAATCTGTTCCAGATCGATGGCAAATCCCTGTACGCACCGGACTGCGACATTGAACCGAGCTATTCCGACCTGGATTCCAGCGATTCCGGCCGCGATGAAGCCGGGTACATGCACCGCGAAGTGGTGCGGGAAAAGGTTGCTACCTGGCCCATTGCCTACAGCTGCCTGACGGATGACGAGTACAAGTACACCATCGGGTTATTCGCTGGCAAGGCAACCTTCCAGTTCACCCACCCAAAAGCCGGATCTTCCACCGAGACCGAAACCACCACCTGCTACTGCAGCAAATACGGCATCGCCTGGCATAACGCCAAGACGAAACAATGGAAGAACCTTAAATTTAACATTATTGAATGCTGACCGGAGGTGAAGTATGTACTATTCCGTTTTGCGGCTGCCAAACGGCACTGAGCTGAAAGGCGGAGAGGCTGGCAGCACCCTTAAAGCTCTTACCCTGCACACTGCGGTGAACGCCGGGCAGGAGTTCACCATCGGCTCTGCGTTTTCGGACTACATCGAAGCCGAAATCTGGGCGGACCCGGGCGGCAGCCTGCAAATTACTGCCGGGGACGCCCTGACCTACTACCGGCAGGACGATGCCGGGAACCGCACCAAGGTGGGTGTTTTCTATGCTGAAAAGCCCACCCGCACCAAGCGCAACAGCTACAAGGTCACGGCCTACGACACCATGTCCAAGCTGGATGCGGACTTCTCCGGCTGGCTGCGGGCCAATCAGGCGCAGTTCCCCAAGACCATCTGGCAGCTGGTTCAGCTGGCCTGCCAGCGGGCGGGGGTTACGCTTGCCAGCAGCAGCCTGCCCATCAACGGCAGCTACAGCGTGCAGGCGTTCTATGCGGATGATTTAACCTGCCGCCAGATCATTTCCTGGGCGGCGGAAGCCGCTGGCTGCTATGCCCACATGAATACGGACGGCAAGCTGCAATTCTTGACCTACAGCGACAAACGCAGCACGGCTAAAATCACCCCGGACGGTGCCAGCAGCAGCACCGCCTATTATGCTGACAGCCTGAGCTACGAGGACTACACCGTCAAGGCCATTGAGAAAGTCCAGATTCGGCAGTCGGACAGTGACGTGGGGGTCATCTACCCCGACAGCACCACTGCCACCAACACCTATGCAGTGCAGGGCAACCTGCTGCTGACAACCGGCACCGAAGCCAACCTGAAAACCGTTGCCCAGAACCTGTACAACGTGCTGAAAAACGTGACCTACACCCCCTGCAAAGTATCGGTGCCCAGCAGTTCCGGCCTTGCCTGCGGTCAGATCGTGCACATTAAGGACGCACGCGGGCGGGAGTTTGATACCTACCTGATGAGCGCCACAATCTCCTCCGGCAAAGCCAGCTTTGAAAGCGTGGGCAGCGCCAGCCGGGAAAGCTCCAGCGCGGTGAACAGCCAGAGCTACAAGAACCTGACCGGCAAAATGCTGGAGATCAAGACCAGCGTGGACGGCCTGGAAGTAAAGGCCAGCGACCTGACCGGCAAGTACACCGACCTGAAAGCAACGGTGGACGGGCTTTCGGCGGAGGTGAAAAAAGACACCAAGATTACCGGCGGCGGGAACCTGATTCTGGGCAGTGAGAGCTTCAAGAACGCTGAACTGAAAGGCAATACCGGCGACGGCAGTTCTATTACCTATGAACTAACCGGCGGGGCGACCATGGCCAACACCAACTCCAACCGATATTTTCGCTGGACAACGGTGGGTGCGTATGTGGCAAAAGGCGTGACATTGTGCCTGTCTGTTATGTACAAACCCGTTTCTGGTGCGGATGAGTTCTGTATGGAAATCGCTTACACGGCGGGGTACTCCACCAGCCAGAGCTGGGCAACCATTAAGCCAACTGATCAGCTGGAGATTGAGCAGACGGACGGCTGGGTACTGCGGTATGGCCTGTGGACGCCGCCGGACAACGCCACCTTAAAGCTGGTGGATATGGGCAGTGGTACCACCCACGCTGGTACCGGCAACTACACCAACAAGTTTTCGCTGCTGCACCCCATGCTGCAATACGGCAACGCACCGACCGCCTGGAACGCCAGCAGCGGCGACTACCTGACGCAGGAAAGCGCAAAAAGCTTATTTTCGCAGACCGCTGACGAGATCAAGACCGAAGTCACCAAGTCAGTGACCGAAACGGTAACGGCCAACGTGAAGGATACCGCCACCAGCGCTGCCAAAGATGCCGTTGACAGCAAGCTGAAGGACTACGCCACCACAGCAACGGTGAACAGCCTGAAAGAGGATGTCTCCAACATCAGCCAAAAGGCCGACAGCATCAGCACCAAAGTCAGCAGCCTGGAAGAAACCACCACAACCATTTCCAACGATTTAGACAGCACGAAACAGGAATTCAAGACGGTCAAAGAATCGGTATCCTCTATTGACCAGAAAGCCAACAGTATCACCCAGACGGTAACGCAGCGGATCACCGGCGGCAACAACATTATTACCGGCACCGATGACTGGAACAATGCAACCCTGGATGCAGGCGGCAATGACCTGCGCAAAAAAGGAACATACACTATCAGCGGTGAATCCGTCCGAGTGACCAATAAGGCGCAGAACACCCGCTTCCACTTTGGGGCGGATAAGTCACTGATGATTGCCAAGGGCATGACCTATTGTGCCAGCGTACTGTACAAGCTCAACTCTGGCACGGACAGCCTGTTTTTGCAGTTTGAGACCAAGAACAGCAGCGGCGCAAAAAGTTATTACGACAAAGCATTCAAAAATGCGAAGCAGGACATTGAGCTGGACAACGGCTGGAAGCTGCGTTGGGCGGCGTTCACGGCGACCGCGGACGGCTATGCAGACGGTCTGTTTGTGAGCACTGCCAATGACTTTGCCACCGTTACCAACGATCTGACCATCATGCACCCCATGGTGCAGATGGGCAACGCCCCCACTGCCTGGACGGCCAGCACCGGCGACTATTTAACCACCGCCGAAACCAAAACCGAGATCAAGCAGACAGTGGGCGAAATTAAGCTGACGGCCAGCACAAGCGGAACCAGCAGCACCATCAAGCTGACGGCAGGCGGAACAGAGATCACCAGCGCACAGATCAACCTATCCGGCGTGGTGACATTTTCAGATTTGAGTACCTGGAACCAGGATAAGACCATTATCAACGGCGGAAACATTACGACCGGGCAGATACACAATCTCAACTACACCACCGTGTACGACCTGGACAATGCCTGGATTCGGATGGGCACCGAGGCCGGTGAGCGTGTATTTTTGGATAACCGCCATATTGCCTGGTACGCCACCATCAACACCGGGTCAATCGGCCTGACCGGCGTGCTGTACTCGGAGGCAGGCAGCTCCTACATTGGGGCCTGTAGCAAATATGCCAAGTACGGCTGGGTGAATGGACTTAACCCCACATCTTACGTTGGGATGCAGATCACCTACAACCGATCTGATGACAGCGACACTGATTTTAACACAACGCGGGTGGGTGTTCCCGGCAAGCTGAATGTACACAATCTGGACGTTTGGGGCGAGAAATCCCGCGTGGTAAATACCAGCTTTGGCGCGGTCAAAATGGCCGCGTTCGAGACCCCCGTGCCGACCTTTGCGGACTGGGGACGCGGCGAATGCGGCCCAGACGGCTGGTGCCTGACTGCCCTTGACCCACGCTATGCGGAGACCATCGCCCAGTACGGGCAGCCCGCCTGGCTGCTGACTGACCTTGACGGCACCGGCCATTTGTGGGCGGAGGATTGCGGCCAGTATGCCATTGTGCACGGTGCGGCAGGCCAGCGCTTCGCGTGGATTTGCATGGCCGCACAGCGCGGCTATGAAGGCAGTTATGCCGACCGCAGCGACAGCAGCTACCCTGCCGGTGATCCGGCAGGCATTGAGCTGGCCGCCAGCACCGCAGCCCGTGCGCAGGAGGCCAGCACCGATGCCGCAGCTGACCTGCTGACCATGGACACCGGCGCCAAACAGGCCGTTGATACACTATTAGATGATTTGGAGGGCAGTGAAATATGAAGAAATTAAGCGCAGTAGCAATCGTGACCACCGCAGAGGGCGAGCGCGTATCTTACGCCTACACGGAATTGGACAGTGACGGCAACATCACTAGCCAGAACAACCGGGCATCTTTTGTGGCCCTGGATGATGATTTGCTGGACGCGATCAGCACACTGAAAACCGCCGTGAACGAACGGCTGTAAAGGAGGATGCCCCATGACTGACAACAAAAGAACCCATGAATGCCGCCGCAAAATCGTGGCAGCCTTGAATGAAGCTAAAATTCCGTATGCCACATCTGAGCTGATCCTTGAAAATATTTTGTATGTCGTGAGAGAGAACATGGCAGCGGAAGAAGCAGCGGCGGCAAACATCGAAACTCCGAAAACAGAGGAAGAAAAAATGCCGAATTAAGGCGCTGAGGAGAAAAACGAATGAAACAGGGAACGCAATTTGCGCTGCCGGTTGAAATCGGCATGAGCCTGGACGAGGTAAGCCGGATCGAATTTGTGTTCAAACAGAAGAGCTGTAAGGGCTTCCCGGCCATTAAAACCAACGTCTGGCCCGACGACTGCACCCGGCAGGAAGGACAGAACATCATCCTTATCCCCTGGACGCGGGCGGAGACATACAGATTCATGGGCGGCGAGACGCTGTACATGGACACCCGCATCACATTGCGGGACAGCACCGACCAGCCGCAGACTGAGATTCTGGCGCTCAAAATGAGCCCGACCTTATTCCAGGAGGCGGATGGCTCATGATCCAGGTGCGAGTGACCCAACAGAGCGCCGTATCAGTGCGCATTGCCGGGGCGGCATCCGTGCGGGTGGACGTGACCGGCACCACAGTGGTGGGTGCGCCGGAGTACAGCGGGCCGTATGACATCACGCCGTTGTTCTCGGCGCAGGTTTTGCCCACCGCAAAGCGACTAATGCAGCAGAACCTAACAATCAAAAAGATACCTCAGTACGAGGTATCCAACGATTCCAACGGTTACACACTGATTATAGGAGAGGAGTACTACAATGCCCAATAAATACGTAAACAAGGTGGTTATTGGCAAGGAGACTAAGCTGGACCTTACCGCAGACACTGTAACCTCGGACAAGCTGGCCAAAGGTATCACGGCGCACGACAAGTCCGGCGCCCCTATTACCGGTACCAGCACGAAAGACGCGGATACCAGCGATGCCACCGCAGCTGTGGCGGAGGTTTTGAACGGGAAAACATTCTACGCGCGTGGCGCTAAAATGACCGGCACGATGCCCAACAACGGAGAAGTCAACGGTGAAATCAGCACCGTTTCTGGTAAATACACCATCCCCATGGGCTTTCACGATGGCGCGGGCGGAGTGACTATCGCAGCGACCGAACAGGCCAAGCTGGTGCCCGCAAATATCCGCGAGGGCGTTACGGTCCTGGGCGTGAAAGGCTCTATGAGCGGCAGCGAAGGTATGAAGCCGCAGGCCAAGAGCGTTACGCCGACCTTTGAGCAGCAGGTTGTGCTGCCCGACAAAGCGTATAACTGCCTGTCTCAAGTTACTGTGCAGGCGATCCCGGCCACATACGTTGATAATGCGGCTGGCGGCCAGACGTTGACGATCGGAGGCTGAGCATGGCCGTAAACAAGGTTGTTATCAATGATAAAACCGCCATTGATCTGACCGGCGACACCGTGACACCCAGCGATCTGGTGGAGGGTGTAACTGCGCACGATGCCACCGGCATGCAGATCACTGGCACTCGCCCCGCCACAAGCGGCACGGATACCAGCGATGCAACGGCGACGGAGGAAGATATTGCAAAAGGCAGAACGGCGTATGTGCAGGGGGCCAAAGTTACGGGCAAACTGACAGAATACCTTGCAGGGGAAACACTAAGTTACTATACCTCCGGCGATGAAGAGATCACGATTGAGCGTGACAGCGACAGCGATAACATCAGCATAAAAATCCATTGTTTTGACGATGACAAGATTATGCGGCACAACAGTTACATAAAGCTTGGAGCCGATGCTATTCTTTTTGGCAACGCTACTGCTGCGGATGTTGCAAAAGGCAAAACATTTACGAGTGCAGCGGGGGTAAACGTTACCGGTACTGCGGAGCCTGCCGAGAGCAATAACAACGTTGAGGCATATGCCGTCACGGACACCAGCCCCAGCGTGAATTTTAAGCGCACTGACGGGGCAATCAAGATCTGGGGCTACGGCACCATGACCAGTTCCGGCGGCTGGGGCCAGCAGACTACGAGCCTGGTCGCGTTTGAGGGCGACAAGTACCACAAGGGCGCCATATACGGCGGCCCAAGCAGCACCAACCTGAGTCTAAGCATCAGCAACGGAAAGCTCTCCGGCCTGCCGAGTGGACTGACGGCGATCAGCGCGATTGTAACGAGAGGTATATGATATGAGACTTTCAAACGGTGACGTCCTGCTCCGCTGGCCCCTGGCCCAGCACATTATCACCGCGGGCTGGCTCTACAATGATGGCAGCCTGCACCGGGCACTGGATTTCCGCGCGGCGGTGGGCACCCCCGTGTACGCCGCAGAGGGTGGCACGGTTGCAATCGCATACCGCTGGAACGGCAAGCGCACCCAGGGAGATACCAACAGTTACGGCAACATGGTCAAGCTGCGCCATGCGGATTACCGCGGCGGCCGGCTGGAGACGCTGTACGCCCATTTGAGCAAACTCTGCGTGGCCCAGGGGGAGACGGTATACGAGGGCCAGCTGATCGGCTACAGCGGCGATACCGGCAACTGCTATGGAGCACACCTGCATTTTGAGGTGCGGTGGAGAGGCAACCGTACCAACCCGCTGAACTGGCTGGACAACGATTTTAACACGGCCAGCAGTGCGGTCAAGCTGGGCAGTTACAGCAGCGTAACGCACGATATGAAGGAAGTGGAATACATGTATTATGCAATCGACGTGTCAAAACACCAGGGCAAATTTGACTGGCAGGCAGCCTATAACAAGGGCATCCGCCATGCCATGCTGCGCGCCGGGTATGGCCGTTACAGCAGCCAGGTTGACCCGCAGTTTGAACACAACGCCGCTGAGTGCACCCGCCTGGGCATCCAGTATGGCGTGTACTGGTACAGCTACGCCAGCACCCCGGCGGAAGCCCGCCAGGAGGCCCGCTGCTGCCTGGCCGCGATCAAGGGCAAGCATCTGTGCCTGCCGGTGGCGTATGATATCGAGTACGAGCCGTGCATCCTGCGTCTGACCAACGCGCAGCGCACGGCACTTGTACAGGCCTTTTTGTCGGAGATTGAGGCCGCAGGGTATTACGGCATCCTGTATGCCAGCCGCGATTTTATTCGCAACCGCTTGGACTATAAGGTTTTGTCAAAATATGATATCTGGGTAGCCCAGTATGGCAGCAAGTGCACCTGCCCCCTGCCGTATGGCATCTGGCAGTACAGCAGCCGCAACGCGCTGGGCATCCCCGGCTACGGCACCAGCCTGGACTGCAACCGGGTCTATAAGGACTATGAGCAGCTGATGATCCAGGCGGGCCTGCAGGGCCACACCGCGCCCCCGCCGGAGGATACCACCCCCAACAAGCTGGACAAGCAGCGTATTACCATTGGTCGTATCTCCAGCGGCGACCGCGCAACCATTCACGCCCTGTGCGATGGGCTGGGGCTTATCTCCGCTGGACTCTACCGCGAAACCTGCGCGGATGGCAACCTGTGGATGCTGGACATCGGCCCGGTATCCAGCGGGGACGCCTGGTACATTATGCGCAAGTGCGCAGAACTGAATCTCATTGACGCAGGGCTGTACAAGAGCGAGTATGTGGAGTAATACCTTGGAGCCAAAACAGATTAGCATAGGAGGATATTTTTATGCGTTGTGTCAACACCAAACCCGTAGGCACTGACCCCAGGACCGGCAAGCAGTTGGTCGAGGCGATGATTATTGCCGACACGGATCCCGAAACCCTGCCTACCACCGGTGAGGGCATTATCGGCATGAGCGAGAGCGAGATTTTCGCTCCGTTCAGCCTGATTTATGTGCTGGCTGAGGATACCAAGCACAAAATCTACATTGCCGGTGAAACGGGTCAGTTCATCGGCCAGTAAGGAGGCAGCATCATGCAACTTTCTGATGTAGTGCGCATCGCCCTTATTTTCAGCGAGGACGCTAAACGCTATGCAAAAGGGCTAGCCGGGAGCATCGACCTGAGCGGCAAGGCCGACAAGAAAAAGCCCAGCAAGGCGGGCAACCTTGCGGCGCTGGATGCCAGCGGCAACCTCACAGACAGCGGCAAGGCCGGGGCCAATGTGGCCGTCAAGGCCAAGCCCAGCAAAGCGGGAAACCTCGCCGCGCTGACGGCTGACGGTTCCCTGTCTGATTCCGGGATTGACCCGGCAACCAAAGCCGACCTGCAGGACGGCAAGACCAAAAGCGTCCAGATGGCAAAGTCGTTCACATTCGACAAAACGACCGTGAAATTCAACTACTAAGCGTGGGTGCATCACTTATGGCAAACAAAGTTTTTATCGACAACATCCTTGACCCCGACACTGGTGATCAGGGCTTTTTCCTCGGCATGAACACCGACAACGACTACCCCGGCATGGATTTGAGCGTCAAATTCGCTGAAGAAATCAAGAGCTACACCAGTGTATGGAAGTGGATTCAGGCCCGCATCAAGGCCGGGAACTTCTACGGCATCCATGTGGGCGACTACATCCCGTTCAACTGCACGAACAGCGCCAAAACCCGCATCGTGGCTGTCGTGGCGGGCATCGACACCTACTACAAGTACGGCGATCAGCAGGTCGGCCATCACATCGACTTTATTTCCAAAGACCTGTGGCCCACCTATATCCAGTACAATCTCGCCAACTTCAACAACGGTCTGATTCCCGTCGAGAAGCTGTCCGGCAATGGTAGCACGACCGAGTTTGTGCTGACGAAACAGATGGACAGCATTGACAGTATCATTGTGGGCAGCGATCAGGTCACGGGTTACACCTACGACGCATCTACCTTTACCATCACGTTCGATGATGCCCCCGCCGCTGGCACAAACAACATCACCGTGACCGGCAAGGGTGACAAGCACCCGTGGCTGTGTTCCCATCTGTATGCGTTCCTGAATTCCATCAAGATGCAGGTGCCCAACGGCACGGGCAAAGACCCCGCCGTTAAGCAGGTGGATTACAGTCAGGGCGGCGTGTACTACTTCCTGCCCGACGAACTCAAGGCCGTTATCGCCAACAAACGCGCCATGCTGGGTGAGCGCTACTCGGCCAGCGGTCTGCTGAACAGCGACAACGGCTGGTCGTGGACGAACCTTGGCAATCTGTGGGTGCCTACCGAGATGGAGGTCTGCGGTAGCGGCGTTTGGGGCGGCATCGGCTTTGCCAACGGCGGCTATGTGCAGTACCCCATCTTTGCCCACAATATGAACCGTGTCAAGGGCCGCGGTGATGGTGGTAGCCGTACCTTCTGGTGGGAGCTTACCCCTACCTCCGGCAGCTCCTCCCTCTTCTGCTATGTGAGCGACTGTGGCCTTGCGAGCGCCGGCAGCGCCTCCCTCGCGTGGCTGTCCGCGCCCGTCTGCTTCCGAATCTCGTAAATCTCCTACTAATATCCCCGCGCCCCTTGTGGGCGCGGCATCAGGTGAACCATGAGTAACGTATTATCCCGATTCCGCAGCATCTCCGAAATGGAGTTTTACAAAAACGCCACTGAATTGCGCTGTGCCCTTTCCGGCTTTGTGATGCAGGAAAAGTACATCCCCAAAAAGTGGCGGCCTATTCTCGCCTATCCTACCGTGAACCTGCTTAACACGATGATGGAACACATCATCGCCGCAAACGGCATCTATCCATACAGCGGCGGCAAACTCGACCATGAGCTTTTACACCGCCGCAAGGAATTACAGGCGCAGGCCGTGGCCGATTGCGAGGCCCTGTTTGACCGTCTGCAATTCATCATGGACGAGTTTCACTTTTCGCGCATGGGAACAGGGCTTGACATGGGCATTGCGCCACAAAAGGATCTGCCCGCGCAGTTGGTTTACATCGGCACCCTGTTAGAGCGCGAGGAGACGCTGCTGAAAGATTGGCGGCATAATACGAAATTCCCGGACACCGCAAAATTCAAGTCGAAAGCATCCTTGCCGAATGGGGATGCCCGGTATCAGGCACCGCAGCAGGCACCCTACACACCCAATGCGCCGCCCGCCGCGATGCCTGCCGCGATGCCTGCCGCGAATGATTCCAGCGCGATGGCCGCACAGGCAATGGGGGTAAACCATCATCATTACCCCCATTGACCGCCATCGGGTCGATAGCTGCATAAAAGAGCCGTACCAACTGGTGGGAGCTTACCCCTAACTCCGGCAACTCCTCCAACTTCTGCAATGTGAACAACAATGGCAATGCGAACAACAACAACGCCTCCAACACGTGGCTGTCCGCGCCCGTCTGATTCCAACACGAATCCTCGGCCAGTATTAAAGTAGGTTTGCTGGGCTAATCAATAGGCAGACTGAAATCCGAGCCTTATCAAATTGGAAGGAGTTATCGACCCTCCCGCAGTGGCGGGTAAATAGGTATCTTGACGCGATCAGCCGGACGCTTCTTGCATGGCCCGCGACGGCGACAACAGGCCAAACTACCGTGCGCCACACGGCAGATGGCCGAGTACCGGGTTCCATGGCTGTTATCGCAAAGAAGTACACAACAGCGCCCCTACAATAACACCTTGCGAGGTACATTCCGAGATGACGTCACAAGAGCGGCACGAGGCCCGCTATCAGCGCCGTAAGGCGGCGCGGCAGGCCAAGCACCGCGCACGAATAGCACAGTACGATAATTTTGACCGGGTGGCAGATGTATCCTCGCTGGTCGATGCCAACTATAACGCCCGCAAAGGCGTTATGTGGAAAGCCAGCGTTGCCCGATACAATGCCCGTTATTTCAAAAATTCAATCAAAATCCACAAAACCCTCATGCGCGGTGGCGACACCCGCAGAGGTTTTTATCATTTTGGGATTGTGGAGCGCGGCAAAAAGAGGGCCGTCCACAGCCTGCACTACTCTGAGCGCGTTGTGCGCCGGTCTGCCTGCACAAATGCTCTAGTGCCGATTCTGTCCGGCAACTTGATATACGACAACGGCGCAAGCCTTGAGGGCAAGGGCATCAGCTTTGCAGTCAAACGGTGCGCTGTGCATCTGCATGAGTTCTACCGCGAGACAGGCGGCAATGACGGGTACATCTTGCTCATCGACTACCGCGCATTTTTCGACAACATCGTGCTGGACAAACTCAAGCGCAATGTGATTGACCGCTATATCCTCGACAAGCGGCTGAACGCTTTAGCGCGAAATTTTGTTGACGCACCGAATGTAGAGCGCGTCAAGTACGGCCAGCCGACGCAGGAAAACGGCCTATACATCGGCCCGGAGGATAGCCAGATTTTTGCCATCGCCTATCCCAACAGCATCGACCACACCATCAAAGACCAGTGGCGGCAGCGATGGTTCGCCCGCTATATGGACGATTCCTACATCATCAACAAATCGAAAGAGGCGTTGATAGAGTTTCGCCGTCTGCTGTTCGGGCTGTTCGCTGAAAAGGGCATTATCCCGAATCCCAAAAAGACGCAGATTGTCAAGCTGCGTCGTGGTTTTACCTACCTAAAGACCAAATTCACCCTGTTACCCAACGGCAAGGTTTTACAGCAGCCTTGCCGTGAGAGCGTTATCCGGGAGCGCCGCAAAATCAAGAAATTTTTCAATTTCCTGCAAGCGGGGCTGATGACGATGGAACAGATTCTCACCTCTTATATGTCGTGGCGTGGGTCGCTTTTCAAAAAGCAGGCCCGCCGTTCTGTTCATTGCACCGATTTGCTGTTCTATAAGCTCTACGGCATCATGCCGTGGAAGATAAAACCCAAACGAAAATCGAAAGCGAGGCACATTCAATGGAAAAATCTCTTGAACGCATCGACACCATCAATGCCGAAATTACCGCCCTTAAAAGCCTGCTGACCGATACCGACTATAAGGCGCTGAAACACGCCGATGGCGTTATGAGCGCCGAGGAGTATGAGCCTATCCGCCAGCAGCGCGAGGAGTGGCGCGACAAGATCAATGCGCTGGAAGTTGAACTCGAAACGGCTACACGGGAGTTTGATGCGGAGATGGCGAAGCAGGCCGCCGCGCAGGTAAAGGAGGGCTGAGACCGTTGAACACGAAAAAATTGTTTATTTCCCAGCCGATGCGTGGTAAGACCGATGAGGAAATCCTCAAAGAGCGCAAGGTGCTGATTGCCGATGTGTATATGAAAACGCATGAGGAAATCGAGGTCATCGAATCCTTTTTCGAGGGCGCCCCGGCTGACGCAACGCCGCTGTGGTATCTGGGCGAAAGCCTCAAGCTGCTGGGCACCGCCGACTTTGCGGTGTTTGCCCCCGGCTGGCAGGATTATCGCGGATGCCGCATTGAGCATGATGCCGCCGTAGCCTACGGCATCCCTATCGTGGAGGTGTAAATCCGATGCAGTCGTGGAACATCGTCATCACTTCCCCGTGGCAGGTCGTGACAGCTATTGTCGCCGTAGCTACGGCGTTTACAGCCATTGATAAGGCATGGGATACCTTGCTGGCGAAATGGAAAAAGCACAAAGCCCCCGAAGAAGCCCAGAACGCAGAAATCAGCGCCCTTAAAACTCAGATTCAGCAGATTGCTCCCCGGCTGGATGCCGTGGAGGGGCAGTTGACTGCGATGGGCAAAACAGTCAATGACCTACACACAGGAAATCTGGCGGTGCTGCATGATCGGATTTATCAGATGTGTCGCCTGTGCATCAAGCGCGGGTACATCACCGAGGATGACCTGAACAATCTGAAATACTTATACGACAGCTACCACAGTCAGGGTGGCAACGGAACGGGCACGGAACTCTATAAACGGGCCAAGGCGCTACCTATCCGCATCGAAACCGAGTAAGGAGGATAAATCAAAATGAGCAATGCCGAGTTTATCAAGCGGGCCACTGCTGCCGTCGTGGACTACTTCAACCGCCATGTTGATGTTACCGACAACTTTGAGCTGACCGCCGAGGATACATTCGTTGTGTGGTCGTGCAAGTCCCTGCAAAACCACAAGGCGCTGATTTCTACCACCGTCCCCGATGGGATGTACTACGAAATTACCTACAACGGCGACAAGGGCGAAATGTACCTTGACGCCTACAAAAAGATGCACAATGAGTGCATTAAAATCAAGGAGGACTAACATGGATATTGCATCTTTTGGCATCGCATCCGTTGCCTGCATCACCGTTATCTGCTACCTGGCCGCAACGGCTGTTAAGCAGACCCCACTAGCCAACAAGTGGCTACCGTCCATCTGCGGTGCCCTTGGTGGCCTGCTGGGGGTGGCCGCCATGTACATCAACGTGCCGGACTTCCCTGCCGCTGATCCGCTGACCGCTCTGGCCGTGGGCATTGTTTCCGGCCTTGCGGCTACCGGTGCAGACCAGGTTATTAAGCAGATCGGCAAAGACAACTGACACTTGCGCGGGCATCCTTTTGCGGGGTGCCCGCTTTTTTCGTTGTATCGTAAAATACGTCACATGACACTTTCACTGACACTTGCCCTTGAAAGTGTCAGTCTGTCAGATTTTCGGCTGACACGCGCTGACGCGGTTTTGCTGTGTGTCAGCCGATTTGTCATACAGATTTTTGGTGTTATATCGATCTATTATTCCTATATATGACACTTCTGACACTTAAAATATAAAAAGATAATATAGGGTATAATACACGCATAAAACGCCATAACGCCCATGTATGCAGGTGCGCATATGCGCGTGCGCGAGAGTGTCACAGGACAGCAAAAAGCCCATCGGCAGGTTTCGTGGTCTGCGGATGGGCTTTTTTCATTTGGGGTGCTTTTCAATTTTTTCCTCTACCGCGTCCATGATATATCGGTTTAGGGACGTGCCTGCCGCCGTCGCCGCCTCACGCCATCGCTCTTTTGTGCCTTTGGGTGTTCTGATCTGGATGCTGTCCGTTTTCTCATCGAGATACTTTATGGATGCGTTTTTCTGTGCGTCTGTGTATTTTGATCCCATTTTGGGGTACACCTCCTATCTAAAATATGATACCACATATGCATATATGCTTGCTATATACATCTTGCACAATGCCGTCCGCAAAATTTGCCCGAATCTTTGGTGACTCTGTGTATTGTGTATATAGCAAGCATATACTATAATATAACTTGTAAGGCAGAGCAAAACCTCTTACAGAAGGAAGTGAGGACATGGACGAAATGACAAGTCAGGAACTCAATCAGTTCTTGGAAGCCATCGCAGAACTGATTGAATCGAAAGCAACAACGGTTCAAGAAGCTGCCGAGATTGTTCGCAACAAGAAAATCAAGGCATAAAAATGAGGTCAGCCACCGTCCAAAGCAACTGACCCCAAAGCCCGAATACAGGCGAACCGGGAGCCTTACCCCGGCCGCCTCTTATTTTATCAGTGTAAGGCAGAAAAAACAAGAGGTAACCATGAAAATCGAAATTGTAGATACCAAAGCTTATATCTATACCCCCTACAACGCCGAATTTGTCAAAGCGATTAAAGGCATCGGCGGCGCGCGCTGGAATCGTGATAAGTCTGCATGGGCTATCCCCGCTGACTGTGCAGATCAGGCGCGTGAAATTATGCGTCGTGTATATGGTGAGGATGACCGCCCCGACTGCGGCGAGCGCGTTGACGTGCGTCTGACATTTGACAGCAGTGTGTCAGAGTGGCAGAGCGCGGTAACGATCTACGGAAAAACTATTTCCCGCGCGTATGGACGCGATAGTGGTGCGCGTTGTGGGGACGATGTGGCATTCGTGGAGGGCCAGCCCGAAAGCGGCGGCAGCGTAAAAAACTGGACGAGCGTAGTACCGCAGGGCAGTATCGTTGTACTGCACAATGTGCCCGCAACGCTGTTAGATCAGCCCCTGCCGAAGGGTGTCAGGGCGGAGCGCTTAGAAGAGCGGAAGAGCAACCGCGATGCGTTGATGGCCGAAAAACAGCGCCTGTTGGAGCGCATTGCAGAAATTGACAATCTTGTTGCACAGATGGGGTAATATGGATGATCATCGCTATATATGTAAGGGTGAGCACGTTAGACCAAGCGCTGGAGGGGTATTCGCTGGACTCGCAGCAGCGCGTATTGCGTGACTGGTGCAACACACGAGGGCATAGCATCTACGGCATCTATAAGGACGCCGGCATATCGGGAAAAGATATACAGCACCGCCCCGCGGTGCGTGAAATGCTAGCAGCCGTTGAAGCCGGGAAAATCGATTGCGTCCTCGTATGGGCACTTTCGAGACTTACAAGAAGCGTGGCTGATCTATATGCCATGTGGGAAACGTTGTGCCGAAATAATTGTGAGCTAATAAGCTACACCGAGACATTTGACACATCGACTCCCATGGGGCGTGCTATGATGGGGCTGCTTGGCGTATTCGCGCAAATGGAACGCGAAATAACGGCCGAAAGAGTTTCGGCCGCAATGAGAGAAATGGCAGAACAAGGCGGCAGGACGTGCTCATGCGTGCTGGGATATGATACCGTACCGGGTGGGCTTATCGTCAACCCTAAAGAAGCCAAAATCGTGAAGAGTATATATCAGGTGTACGAAGATACCGGCTCTCTCAGCGCCACTGCCAAGTGGTGCAGGGACAGAAACATCACCGGAAAGCGCGGAAAAAGGATGGATGCGTACAAAGTAAGGCTAATCCTAACTCGATCAGTGTATGCGGGCTATTATGGGTTCCACGATCTCCGCGTGCGCGGCAACATCGAGCCGCTAATAAGCGTGGCACGATATAACGCCATCGCCGAAAGAATTAACAACACACCAACCGGTCGGAATGCTAAAAGAAAAGTCATATTGCTTAAATAATACAAACACCTTGGCTAGCACTTAAAATACAAAAAGACAACGGAGGATAACACCATGATCAACAATGAAACCCTTATTTACGAGTTGTGTAACAAATACCAGTGGTTCACCTGTGGTAGTGTCCGACAATACGAAAAGGCCCTGACAATGGCAAAAGGCGGTGTTCCCATCACGGAGCTGGCCCGCGTCATCTGGATTTGTAGCGATGATGTTCCCTATTTCGACATCCTGACGGCCATCAGCACATCTGGCTATACCGAGAACAAGACCACAGCCGATAATTTGTAAGGAGGTTTTTCCCATGAAATATTACCCCATCGACGAGGACGCAGCCCGCCGCGCCAAAAACGCAAACAGCCTCAGCGATTACGCTGAGGGGTCGGCGACCAGCGAATACCGCCGAGAAGTTAATCGAGCGGCTACACTGGCGGAGGAGTGCAAGAAAGGCAAGACCGATGCCCAGCAGGAGAAAATTGATTACCTGCTTGACCGCTATGCCCGCCGACTAGCCGACAACATGAACGCATCAAACCGCAACCGGGCATCTTGCCCGTCTGTCATGGTCGCCGGATGGTCTAATTTTCCCGTGCGTAAGAAGCAGCAGCAACTCTCCCGTGACGACACCCTCATGCGGGAATGGAGGGATATTCAGGGCATCCTCGACCAGATTCGAGCTGTGGGTCACGGCGGCATCAGCGGCATGGATGCCGATGCACGGGATCGCGTACAAGCCAAACTCACCGAGCGCGAGGTCATGCAGGAAAAGATGAGATCCATAAATGCGTACTGGCGCAAGCACGGGACGCTCGTAGGCTGTCCGGGGCTTTCAGATAAGGAAGTTGCCCGCCTCACTGCATCAGCCTCTCAGAGCGCGTCTACGGGGCGTTCTGAGCCGCCCTATCCGCGGTGGGCACTGGATAACAACGGCGCCGAAATTCGCCGCTTGCGCTCCCGCCTCGCGGTGCTGGACACACAGCAGGCACAGGGCGATTCTGAGCAGGCGTTTTCTGGCGGCGTTCTACGCATCACCCCAGAGCGGGTGCAGTTGGTTTTTGACGATAAGCCCGCCGCTGAGGTGCGCGATATTGTCAAGCAGTGGGGTTTCCGCTGGGCACCGTCTCATGGCGCATGGCAGCGGCAGAATACCTCCAACGGCAGATACGCGGCAAAGCAGGCCATTAAGGCCATCGAGGAGGTAAGATAATATGGTTAAATACATCAAAGGCGATGTGCTAAATTGCGAGGCTACACTTGTAGCGCATCAGGTGAATGCGTTCGGAGTGATGGGCGGTGGCATCGCGGCGGCAATCTGGCCGCTGCTGACCCAGGAATCCCAGAGCGCCTATGTGGAGAAATGCCGCCACGATGCAAAGCTTCCCATAACTGAGTGGATGGGTAGCATCCAGATTTTGGACACAAAACGCGAAGGGCTGGAAATCTGCAATCTGTTTACGCAGTATCCATCCCCTGTTGATGGAACGTTGACCGCTTACGGCTATCTGTGGCGAGCTCTCGATCTGCTGAGGATCTATGCTGTACTCAATGATTATGACGTTGTGGCAGTTCCGGCCCGCATCGGGTGCGGCATCGCCGGCGGTGACTGGGATAAAGTTCAGCACATCATACATGATGTCTACGATGATTCCGGCATTACAATGCTGATTGTGGATAACCAATAA